GGCTACGGCTACGGCCACGGCTACGGCAACGGCAAAGGCTACGGCAACGGCTACGGCTACGGCAGAGGCAACACCGACCCACTCACGCCCGAGCATGTGATCTGCCTACTTGCAGCCCGGAGGTTGACATGTACTTGTTGAACAAAGACGGCTACGGCCACGGCTACGGCTACGGCAACGGCAACGGCTACGGCTACGGCTACGGCAAAGGCTACGGCGGCGACGGCAAAGGCTACGGCGGCGACGGCAACGGCGGCCACGGCAACGGCAACGGCTACGGCTACGGCTACGGCTACGGCTACGGCTACGGCAACGGCGACGGCGACGGCTACGGCGACGGCTACGGCGACGGCTACGGCTACGGCTACGGCTACGGCAACGGCGACGGCGACGGCTACGGCGACCCAATCACACCCGAGCATGTGATCTGCCTACTTGCAGCCCGGAGGTTGACATGTACCTGTTGAAACCCAACGGCAACGGCTACGGCCACGGCCACGGCCACGGCGACGGCTACGGCGACGGCTACGGCAACGGCTACGGCTACCGCACCGGCTACGGCAACGGCGACGGCTACGGCAAAGGCTACGGCTACGGCTACGGCAACGGCGACGGCTACGGCAAAGGCTACGGCTACTTCAACGGCAAAGGCAACGGCAAGGGCAAGGGCCACGGCAACACCGACCCACTCACGCCCGAGCATGTGATCTGCTTACTTGCAACAAAGAAACTAACCAGAGGAGAAACGCATGAGAATCATATTTGAACTGCAAGACCGTAAGCACCTATTGACTCCTGAACAAGCCGATGAAGTGATCGCGCTTATTCACCGATATGGCAAAGAAGTGTATGAAATCAAGCACAACTGGAGCACTAAACAAAACTCGCACCACGTGTACGAACTCACCCCCGCAGAAATGGGGGGTGGGGAGTTGAAGTTTTTGTCCGATGCGCTTTACGGCATGGGCAAGCTAAAAGGCAAACCTGAGTAACACCTAACAATTGTTAGGTAAACCACCATAACCAAGGAGAAACACCATGAGTATTGCTGATCGCGCTGTATTGGTACAACTGAACATCTCTACATGGGGCACCGAGCGTCTGGATAAACACCAAACCACAAGGCTTAACAACCTCAACCAAGCCGATGCAAAAGCAGGCAAGGTACACAAAGACTTGATGTGCGGTACGTCTTTGGCAAAGGACATTGAACTACATGCCGCTCGCTGCCGACTGTTTAATAACGAGCAGACGATGCCGTGGCAAGACCGAGGTGCGCGGTTACTGCCCACCAGTTTGTTCCTTGAGTACAAAGCAGAGATGAACCGACTGGAGCAGAAGTTCAACGCGCTAGTGGGGAAGTTCATCCCCAATTACGAAGCCGCGAAACAGACTGCGCGTAACTACTTGGCAGGTATGTACAACGAGGCAGACTACCCAGATGCGCACGAGATTGTGGGGAAGTACAAATGGTCGCTAACGATAAGCCCGGTGCCACAGTCAGGCCATTTCTGCGTGGACGTACCAGCCAGTGAACTACTGCAAATGCAACGTTCATGTGAGGAGGAAGTAGAACGACGTTTGGCTGATGCCATGCGTAAGCCGTGGGATGACTTGCATAAGATGCTGGTCGGTATGAGTGACAAACTCCGAGAGCGTGAGAGTGAGGACGAGAAACAGAAACGCTTCCACGACACGTTTGTCTCCAACGCATTGGACTTGTGCAAACTTCTTGGACATATGAACGTAACAGCAGACCAACAACTGGATCGTGCTCGCGTGCAACTGGAGCGGGCATTGACTGGGGTGGATGTTGAGGACATCAAAGAATCCCCCGCGATGCGCACCCACGTGAAGAACAAACTTGACTCAATCCTTGGACAATTTGACTGGTGAGGTAACTATGCCACTGCACTTCATACACGATAAATTCAACGTGCCTTTTTCTGAGCTGGCAGCGGAACTAGGCTCGTGCGTTACATGTACCGTACCCTCAATAACTGACTTATCGTCGTTGCGGCTGACTACGATGATGGCGAAACTACTGCGCTTGCAACACCAACTGCACCCGCAGTTTTTGTACACGGTGTCCGGCACCTATGCGAATAACGAAGGGGTCAGGGCTGCACGTGAGATACGCGTAATGCACGACGGAACGTGGGTGGGGAGTATAAAAACGCTCTACGAAACGGTTGATGCGTTGGAGTTCTCCTCGCCCTTAATAGCAGCACGCGTTCCTAGAGGGGCCAAAATAACCAAACAGTACGGCTCGGCGGTAAAGATAATGCAGGAGTATTTTGTTCCGCATACACCCGTGAGCAGGTATAGCGATCAACGAGAGCAGTTAGGGCGGTTGATAGGTAAATTGCGTAGGCAACAAATGGGTAGGCGCAACGAGTTTGGGGGGTTTGCAAACCAGTATCTTGCGCCCATGTTCCGTAACAGCTACGAGTTTTTCAATGACTTGTTCAAAGCACATGGAATTACCGAGCAGGTACTGGAGAAAATGTGGGAGTCCGTGCAAGAGCTTCGTTTGTTTTCCGAGTTGGACAAGGACGCTGTGTACGTACACCAACACAAAGGCACCTACGTGGTGTGCATGGCAGACACATTGATCGCGCAATATCCGTGCAGCGAGATACCCCGTAAGTTAGCGGAAAAACTCGGCAAGCTAAAATTAGCGGATGCCGAAACATTCATATACGACACAGGTATTAAACTTAACGAAGATCATTTCTTAGTGATAGGAGAGTATGGAGATGTATGACAAAGAAGCAGGTGCAATGGTGCATGTGAATGTGCGTTTGCCGGGGTATGTGTTGGATTATTTCAAACAGTTCCCTAACTACACCAAGGCCATACGGGATGCGCTTGAACAACACGTCCAAGAAGCAACTACGGATACGCCAGAATCCAGTACCTAACATTTGTTAGGTTGTGCGCAGCACGGGAGTAGTGCTTGTTTACATTGTCTAGTTGTATGTTATAGTTTGTCTGTGGGTTTATTACTTTAACGGAAGGCAACGTATGGCACTTACTCCCGAACGCAAAGTCAAAAATAAAGTTGTCGCCTTACTCAAGGCGCACAGTGTGTATTACTTCTTCCCTGCAACATACGGCCTTGGCCGTTCTGGAGTACCTGATGTGGTGTGTTGTGTGCGTGGACGCTTTCTTGGGATTGAATGCAAGGCAGGCGCAAACAAACCGACACCCCTGCAACTCAGAGAGCTTGCGGCTATCCAAGAAGCTGGAGGTATTTCTCTCGTGATTAACGAGAACAACATTGACGTACTGGAGGCGCTGCTGAATGAACAAGGGAGTTGAGATACTTTTGAAACGTATGGAGAGCCACCCGGAGGAGTTTGACCGGCTGGGTATTCCCTCATTGCGCACACCAAAAAACATATCGAAGTGGCGTGCCTTGGTAGACATCCTGCTTGACCCGAGCCGCTCGGGCGGCTTCTTCTCTGACGAGGAAAGAAAGCAGTTGAATGCTTCGCTGGCAAACGTACAAGCTACGGTGTTTACCAAACATGTCCTTCAGGTGCTCACTACTGGTGATGATAGTACCTCCACAACAGGGGGCAATGCGTGAACATTCTGTACGTAGACTTTGAGACGTACTACTCCAAAGAGTTTGGGTTCAGCAAACTGACCACCGAGGAGTACATACGAGACCCGCGCTTTGAAGTGATAGGCGTAGCGGTGCAACGCAACAAGGAAACCCCGGTGTGGTTTAGCGGGACGCACGATGCGACGGCTGCGTTCCTACGCACATTTGACTGGGAAGACAGCATTGCAGTGGCTCACAATGCCAAGTTTGATATGGCAATTCTGTCTTGGTGTTTTGGTATACGCCCGCACAAGATCGCAGACACCCTGTCTATGGCACGTGCAAAACACGCAACGGAAGTGGGTGGGTCACTGGCTGCGTTGAGCGAGCACTACGGCTTGGGCGTCAAAGGCACTGAGGTGCTCGATGCGTTGGGCAAACGCCGACTGGACTTCACCCCACAACAGCTACAGGCATACGGGGAATATTGCTGCAACGACGTGGTGCTGACCTCCAAGTTGTTCGCACGGTTGCTGCACCGTTTCCCTGCGTTTGAGTTGAGCTTGATCGACCTCACTATCCGCATGTTTACAGAGCCTGTGCTTGAGCTGGATATACCGATGCTGCAGCAACACTTGCAGGCTGTTCGCACCAGACGGGAAGAACTCACACAAAAAGTGACGCAAGACCCCAAGATGCTGCGCAGTAACCCGCAGTTCGCACAACTACTACGGCAATACGCAGTAGAGCCGCCGATGAAAACCAGTCTGACTACTGGCAAGCAAACTTATGCACTGGCTAAGACAGACGAAGGGTTCCGCGCCTTGTTGGAGCATGAGAACGAATACGTGCAAGCACTGGCGGCTGCTCGGTTGGGTGTTAAGTCTACGCTGGAAGAAACAAGAACGGAGCGATTCATACAGATCGCTCAGCGGGGAGCACTCCCGATACCACTGCGTTACTACGCTGCGCGAACCGGTCGCTGGGGCGGGGATGAACTCATAAACATGCAGAACCTACCACGTGGGTCTACGCTCAAGCATGCCATCCGTGCTCCTGCTGGGTATATGTTTGTGGACTGCGACTTGTCTCAGATTGAAGCGCGTGTGTTGGCATGGTTGGCGCAGCAGGATGATCTGGTCGACGCGTTTGCTCGTGGTGACGACGTGTACAAAATCATGGCCTCAGCTATCTACGGCAAGCCGCAGGAGGAGATTAGCAAAGGCGAACGCTTTGTGGGAAAGACGACCATACTAGGTTGTATTGCCGAGGGAACTCTCACACTATGCGAGTCGGGGTGGAAACCGATTGAAACGGTGACCCTACACGACAAACTTTGGGATGGGGAGGAATGGGTATGCCATCGCGGATTACTGAGGAAAGGCTTCAAAGAAACGTGGAAGAGTTGCGGCGTCTGGTTGACTCCAGATCACCGCGTATTGTGCGGGACCCGGTGGACGGAGTGGCAATATCTGGTAACCGACGAAAATACGCGCTCCCGGGCACTGGCTACCGGAGCGGAAAACTTACCGTCACAGGCTATGTTAAGGGGGACAACAACCGGGGGTATGAACCCGGCAATCTCAGGTTCGCTACTCGCTCTGAAAACGCGAAGAACAGACGAAAGGTCAAAATTATGCAAACAGAACTTGATGACCTACGACATCGCTTACGCAGGGCCGAGGAACAGATACACAATTGCGACGGATGCAGGGCCGCTTATAGTCCATAACTGTGGCTATGGGATGGGTGCGGCCAAGTTCCAAGCACAACTTAAAAACTTTGGTGTGGATATGCCGTTAGAGGAATGCGAGCGGGTTATCCACGTGTACCGTGCTACTTACCCCAACATCCCGCAATTATGGAAGCAAGCAAATGATGCGCTGCTCGCCCTCATGCAAAGTAAAACAGCACCGCTTGGGTTGGACGGCGTGCTATCAGTAGAAGGTGGGGCAGGTATACGGTTGCCAAACGGCCTTTACATCCAGTACCCCAACTTGCGTAAAGTTAAGAACGACGAGGGGCACGCAGAGCTTGTTTACGACATGAAGAAGGGACGAGCGACCATACCCAACAAGATATACGGCGGTAAGAATATAGAAAATATCTGCCAAGCCTTGGCGCGTATTGTAGTCGGTGAACACATGTTGCTTGTGGCTAAGAAGTATAAGGTAGTGATGACGGTGCATGACGCGATTGGCTGCGTGGTGCCGGAGAACGAAGCCGAGGAAGGGCTGCAGTACGTAGAGAACTGTATGCGGATACGTCCGCAATGGGCGCTTACGCTTCCTTTGAACTGCGAAGGTAAAGTGGCAAAAAGCTACGGTGGTGAGTGATTGCAGTGGGGGGTGGTGCCTCCCCCGATGCCCCAGCGGATGGTGGGCAGGCCCGGTACGGCCAAATAACGTCCGCAACGTGCTACGAGTCTCGGTCTACATGGTAGTCCTTCCACACTTGGGCGCACGTCGGGTAAGCCACGCTACGGTTAGCCGTGGTGGTTAGTGCAAGTGCTCTGAATGGGGGGAGTAACTGCATGACACCATCACGCACACTTATACGGGAACCGACATGAAACGACTGACACCGTTGATATTCGACACAAAAGACGCCGCTATGGTTGCGGCGCAGGAATTGAAAACCTCTGAAGATGACTACTACTTGTACGGCGCTCACTGCCCGGAAGCGTCAACGTATGTGCTGGCCGACGCAATTACGGTATTCACAATAGCTGTATTGGAAGTAGAGGAGCTGGATCGTGAGTTTTTACACTGAGCAAGACGAAGAAGACGAGGCCGCCGCATGGAGGCACGGAAGAAGGTACAGGCAGAAATTAAACCAGTTCCCTGACTGCCGAGACCCTGATCATCCGGGATGTGAACTGTGCAACCAACAAGAACCAAGGAGCTACGATGACACACCCACTGCAACAAGTGTTTGACCAAGCGATACAGCAGGCCACCAAGGGCAAAGGCGAAAGACATGGCGGCGACACCACGCCGTTCCTAGAGCAGCCGTGGGTACACTACGGCAAGATGCACGGTCGGGGGTTCTTGACCGGGCAGGCAGCTAAGAAGTTAGAAGAAGCGGCCAGCACCCGTGAGGGAGATGCGTTCGTGCAAGAAGCACTGGGGGCGATTGTGTATATCGCAATGGCTGTTTTGAAGGAGCAAGAACGCCATAAACCCGGTGTGCCGAAGGCTATTCGTCGGTGCCCCCACGTTGACTCGTCAGGCAATCGATGCACTGGAAAAGCTGGTCACCGTGGCCGACATAGCAGTAAGGCAAGGTGAGATATGAACAATAGAGATATATATTTGGCGTTCTGTCTAGGTGTAATCCTTACACTAGTCGTCTTTATGTTACTGAATTTGATGCCCGGGTCGTACAGATCACTGGCGGTGACAGCCATAGCAGAGTGCGAGAAAACGCTGCCGCGCAATAAGCAGTGTGTTGTAACGGCCATTCCAGAGGAGGCGAGCAAATGAAATATCGAAAGAAGCCCGTGGTCATTGAGGCAACGCAGTGGTTTAAACACGGCGACCACCCCGCCGTTGAGTGGCACGACCCCAGAGAAGGATTTGTGCCGACCCTTGAAGGATTGATGCGCGTCATCCCCGGCGACTGGATCATCACTGGGATTAAGGGTGAACACTATCCATGCAAGCCGGATATTTTTGAACAAACATACGAGAGGGTTGAAGAATGAGTATCGAAAAACTAGGTTTATCACAAAGAGAAAAATACTGGAGCGAGCGCAACACAGATGAGAAAGTCTACGCGCTTTATAACGAAGTGATGCAAATGCGGTATCAACTGACGACTGTATCAGCACTGCTGGAAGATATGCTCACGCACTCACACGCGGACGGCAAGGTGGTCGGCCCAATTAACAGAGTGCGGCATGACAGAGAGTATTACGTTCCAGTGGCATTGCAAGACAACAAGGAGCCGCGATGATGTTCATCGACATAACAAAGCTGGACAGGAAGCAGGTCAAAGAGATCGTGCTTGCCGCTGGCTGGTGGTGGGACGAATCGAAAAGCGTAGACGCGGAGACGGATCGTCGGTACTTTGAGAAATTAGTCAATGAGGCCTATGTGCGTGGGTTCAGGGTCGGGGTCAATTCAAGAACAAAAATTGCCGAGGTTGTCGGCGCATGGGAGGCACAAAGTGAGCTTGGAAATAACTAAAGTTTGGGTTGATGAGATGAGCGGAGAGATCAAAAAGGAGAACATCCCAGAGAAGAAAATATGGATTGGGTTGAAGGAGAACACATAATGCCGAACACTACCGCAGTAAGATGCAAAAAGTGCCTTGTCCCGTACAAGCCGCAGGAAAATACGTTTGAAAAAGTGCAAGCGTGCGAATGCGCTGACCCAGATATGCCCGTAACGCTGAAAATGTCTCCGGGCCTGTTTGATTTTATTTTCCGCGCAGCCAAGAAGGACAAGCGATGATTTCAGCCCTGATTTCAGCCCTGTTCTGCGTTGCGAGCGCGATTTACTTCGAGGCCCGTGGCGAACCGCTGGAAGGTCAAGTTGCTGTCGCTTGGGTAGTGCATAACAGGGTAAACAGTTGGCGCTATCCAGACACAGCGTGCGGTGTTGTAAACCAAGACGAACACCGCCGTCACCAGTGCCAGTTTTCGTATATGTGTGACGGCAAAAGAGAGGACGTATACGATGACTGGGCTTACACCAAAGCTCTTGCTATTACGATGCTGACCGCTGCTGGCTTTATGCCTGATCCAACAGGGGGAGCTACGCACTACCATGCAACTAGAGTAAAGCCGTGGTGGGCGGCAGAGCTACAACGCACGAAGAGAATAGATAATCACGTTTTTTACAGAGGTGAGTGATGGGAGATATAGTGCCACATCCGGTTCTTTTGCGCTGCGAAGCAGAAGCAATGGAGGATATCAAAAAACTAATAGATGCCAATGCTGGGAAACTTTCTGTAATCCAGATGATTGGGCTTTTTGAAGTAGCCAAACTTTACGTCTTAGAACAACAATACGAGGCGGATCATGGGTCGGATTGACGACAAAATTTACTCAGATCAGAAGCACGAAGAACCCCAATACACACGGGAGTGGTTGGAAGAAAAGGTAGCCGAGTTCCTGAAGAACGGCGGTAGTATACGTACGATACCGCAGGGTGTATGCTCTGAAGACGTGCAACCGGCGTCTGTAATCAGAAGGCGCATCGAGAAGCACAACAACTTCGGAGACGACATAAGGAAGCCCCCTAAATGACAGCTTGGTCTTACAGCAGCATAAAAACATTCGAGCAGTGTGCAAAAAAATACTACCACCTCAAAGTCGCAAAAGATGTTGTCGACGAAGGTAGTGAAGCAACGCTCTACGGTAACCAACTACATAAAGCTGCGGAAGAATACGTAAAACAAGCTACCCCCCTACCCAAGCGTTTCTCGTACATAACGGCGATACTGGATGCGCTACGAGACATACCGGGGGAAAAACACTGCGAACTACGTCTGGCAATCGCCTACGACGGCAAGGAATACACCCCGACCACTTTCTTCGCCAAGAACGTGTGGTGGCGCGGCATCGCGGACCTGCTTATCATAGATGGCGATACTGCGTATCTGGTGGACTACAAAACGAGCAAAAATGCGAAGTATGCGGACACTACACAGCTGGACATATGCGCCGCTGCGCTGTTCACTTACTACCCACAAGTACAAACCATCAAGTCTGCGTTGGTGTTTGTGGTGAGCAAAGAGTTCGTGCAAAAGACCCACGAGAGACGGTTCCACAAAGCGTACTACGCAACGTTTGATACTCAGCTGGAAAGACTTGCCGTAGCACAGCAGCACAACGTGTGGAATGCGGTCAGTGGTCCCCTGTGCGCATATTGCCCCGTCAAAAAGTGTGAACATTATCGAGGTGATTAAGCATGGCTAAAACCCGCAACTACCGCTCCGAGTACGACAACTACCAAGGTACGCAAGAGCAAAAGAAAAACCGTGCCAAGCGTAACGCAGCCCGTCGCCAGTTGATGGAAGAGGGCAAGCTACGCAAAGGTGACGGCAAACATGCAAACCACAAAACTCCGCTGTCAAAAGGCGGCAGTAACGATAGAAACAACCTGTCAGTGAAGGAAGGTAAGGACAACTACTCCTACCCACGCACGCGCACAGGGGCTATGAAAGGGAAACGCTCTTAATGGAAATTGTAAACGACGTTGCCTTGGTGCTGCGCACACGCAAACCGCACCTGTTGGCAGAAAAGTCTGCGACATTCAAAGTAGTAAAAGAAGACGACGGGATGTTCACCCTCGCCGTGAAATGGACGCTTGAGGACGCTCAGATTCTTGCTGGGATGGGGTTAAAAAAAGTCCCCTCCACGATACAGCGTGATTACAACTGGACTGGTAGATACAAACCGTTCGCACACCAGAAAGAAACCGCTGGGTTCCTGACTCTCCACAAGAAGGCGTTTTGCTTCAACGAGCAAGGCACCGGCAAGACGGCATCCGTCATATGGGCAGCGGACTACCTGCTAAGTATCGGCGCGATCAAACGCGTGCTTGTCATATGCCCGTTGTCGATTATGAAGTCCGCATGGCAGCAAGACTTGTTCACGTTTGCTATGCACCGTGGATGCGCGGTGGCTTATGGTACGTCTGCGCAACGCAAGAAAATAATCAATGCGGGTACGGAGTTTCTCATAATCAACTTCGACGGGGTGGGTGTCGTCAAAGAAGAAATCTTAAAAGGCGGCTTCGACATGATCGTGGTTGACGAAGCGTCTGCTTATAAGAATGTAAGCACAACTCGGTGGAAAGTACTCAACGAAATAGTTGCACAGGCCAAATGGCTTTGGATGCTTACAGGTACTCCTGCGGCACAATCCCCACTGGATGCGTTTGGTTTGGCTAGGCTGGTAAACCCCACTCAATGCCCGAAATACTTCGGACAGTTCCGCGACAAAGTAATGCGTAAAATCAGCCAGTATATTTGGCGGCCAACACTCAACGCAGACAAGATAGTCCACCAAGTACTGCAGCCCGCGATTCGGTTTGAAAAAAGCCAGTGCCTAGACCTACCACCAGTTACACACGTAGACAGAGAGGCACCGCTTACCGCACAACAACAAAAGTACTACACGATGCTGAAGAAGCAGATGATCATCCATGCCGACGGGGAGCAGGTAACCTCGGTCAACGCTGCGACCAACCTCAACAAGCTACTGCAAATATCCGGTGGTGCGGTGTACACCGACGAAAGGGAAGTGATCGAGTTCGACGTAAGTAACAGACTGCAGGTAGTGTTGGAAGTCATTGAGGAGTCCTCGCACAAAGTACTCGTCTTCGTGCCTTTCACGCACACCATAGACTTGTTGTACGAATACCTCACCAAACACAAAATATCGTGCGACATAATTTCTGGCAAAGTATCTGTGAATAAGCGAGCAGACATAATCCACAGGTTCCAAACAGTTCCAGACCCCCATGTGCTCATTATCCAACCACAAGCCGCATCGCACGGGTTGACTCTAACTGCGGCCAACACTATCGTTTGGTACTCGCCAGTGCCAAGCGTAGAAACCTACTTGCAAGCAAATGCTCGCATCGACCGACCGGGACAGCACAACCCGATGACCATTGTGCACATCAGAGGCAGTGAGATGGAAGCCAAGCTCTACACTTTACTGCGCTCTAACATCAGCAGTCACGAGAAAATAGTTGACCTGTACAAACAAGAAATAACTTCTTGACATTGTTAAGTTACTTGCTACACTGATCCTCCCAGATACACAAAGGAGACATCTGTGAGCGAAGCAATAAGTGACCTTAACGCAGCAACACTGGCGCGTATCTACATACAGATGCGCACCGCCATCCAAGAGTTAGAAGACAAGATCAAGGAGATCGAAGCCAAGAAGGAACTTGTGTCTGAACGCCTGCTTGCCTTGTGCAACGAGGAAGACGCCAACACCATCAGCACCCCCGATGGCACCATCAGCCGCCGTCTACAGCAACATTTCTGGACGAGCGACTGGGACAGCTTTTACTCGTTTGTACGCAAACACGACGCGATGCACTTGCTGGAGAAACGGATTCACAACGGCAACATGAAAGAGTTCCTGACAGAAAACCCCGAGGACGTCCCTCCGGGCCTGCAAGCAAACCAGAAGTACGTTATCACTGTGCGAAAACCAACAGGTAAATAGGAGATACCATGAGTAAAGACGTTTCTATATTCAAAAACCAAAGCCAAGTCATTGCCTCCGATGGCCGACGTTCCAGTGCGTTGGGCCAGAAGTTGGCTGACAGCATCAAGATGTACAGCAGGCGCATACAAACCAACAACAAAGGTTTCTTCCGCAAGATCATCAACGGCGAGCAAGTGGGAGACCCGATCCGTGATTCATTCAACGCGATCATTGTTGGCATGCTGCCCAGTGTGTCCCGCATCTACTACCGCGAAAAGTATGACCCGGAAGCAGAGCCTACACTGCCGAACTGCTGGTCTAACAACGCAGACGTACCCGATGCGGATGTCCCTGACAGACAGCACAGCAACTGTGCCGAGTGCCCGCAAAACATCAAAGGCTCCGGCGACAACGGTGGTCGTGCATGCCGCTTCCAACGTCGAGTTGCCATCCTGCTTGAAGGCGACAACTCAGGGGACGTGTACCAGTTCAGCATCCCTGCAAAGTCACTGTTCGGCAAGGGTGTAGGCAATGTGCATCCGTTCGAGAGCTATGTGAAGTACCTACTGCTCAACCGAGAAGCTCCTGACACGGTAGTTACGCAGATCAGCTACGACTTGGACGCTGAAGGTATGGAGCTAACCTTTACCCCAGCTCGGCAACTCAGCGACGCCGAATACGATCTTGTTGCTTCGGCACAAGGCCGCCCGGAAACTGAGTTGTACACGCGTATCACCGTCGCGCAGGTCGATGGTGTCACTGCCAAGCCAGCTGCAAAGAAGGCAGAAGCTCCGGCACCCAAGCCACGCGTGCAACGCACTGAAGAACCGGACGACGAGGAAGAAGTCATTGCCGAGCCGGTTAAACGCAGCACGCGTAAGCGCGAGGAAGAACCGCAGGACGTCGATTCTGAAGAGGATCAACTGGCGTCAGTCATTAGCGAATGGGGACGTAAAAGCTGATGAGCGTCGGTTACTCGTTGAGGTTGGTGAATCTCAATAAAGCAGCTGGCGATTCGCTGGGTGTTCGGCTTGGCCGCACGTGCATTGAAAACAATGTGCCCGTAGCAGCCGTGGCCGAACATCTCGGCGTTAGCAGACAAACTGTCTATAGCTGGTTCATTGGGGCGGCGAGGCCACGTAGAGGCACGGAAGAAAGTATAAAGGCGCTAATCGCCAGTCTGCAGCGGTAACCCTATGGAAAACTTTGACCTGCTTCGTTACGTGCAGCCCGAGGAAGGGTACATATGCGTACTAGGGCTTTCAGACGATTACCCAAAACAACGCCTCGTTGCTACGTACGAGGAGGCTTACTCCGTTGCAGATAGCTTCGTAAAAGCTGGACGCAACGCATTCTTCGCTATTGCTCGGTTCAAAACGCCGGACAATCGCAAACAAGAGAACGTCGCCACTCTCAAGGCGTTCTGGTTAGATATTGACTGCGGCCCCACCAAAGCGGAAATAAACCCCGAAACAGGCAAACCTTTTGGTTACATAGACCAAGGGGCAGGGCTAAAAACACTACTGCAATTCTGCGATACCGTCGGTCTTCCTATACCCACCGTTGTCAACTCCGGGCGTGGGTTGCACGTGTACTGGGTGCTGGATGCGCCCATATCACCAGATAAGTGGACCGTGGTAGCAGCACGGCTTCGTGACGTATGCGCCACGCAACAACTGTATGTAGACGCCAATGTGTTTGAGACCGCTCGCGTACTACGTATACCGGGCACGCCGAATTTCAAAGACAACCCTCCCAAGATAGTCAAAGTGCTCAAGGTCTCTGAGCCAGTAAGCTTCGAGTCGTTCTGCAAGGTGTTGGGTGTAGACCCCGAGGTGCAGCCTGTACTCAGAGGTGCCCGCCGCGTGTCGTCGTTGGGCAAGATGCTGCAAGAGAACATAGAAAGCAGTTTCTCCAAGATAATGGTACGCAGTGCCAAGGGTGATGGTTGCGCACAACTGCTTAGTTGCTACATGGAACGGGAGACATTGGCCGAACCCCGTTGGTTTGATGCGTTGTCAGTGGCGAAGTTCTGCAGCGACGCAGATGAGTCTATCCAGCGCATGTCTGAAGGGCACCCTGATTACGACCCCGCAAGCGTAGAGAAGAAGATAGAGCACATCGTAGGGCCACATACGTGTGACGTGTTTGAACGCAACAACCCCGGAACATGCAAAGGATGCCCCCATCTGGGCAAGATCAAAAGCCCCATCCTGCTCGGGAAAGAAATACGTCGACACGAGCAAGGTGACCCGATCCCAACTGCAGAAGCGCCTCAAGAACCAGAAGAAGTCGAGGAGCCAGAAGACGACGTTGAAGAGCTCGCCCCATCACCCCACTACACAGAGCCGTACTTTCGTGGGAAGAACGGTGGCTTGTACATCCAGCTTGGCGAGGATGACCCGAGACTTGTGTACGAGCACGACTTCTACCTGATCAAAAGACTCAACGACCCTCTGATGGGCGATGTTGTGTTGTTCCGTGTGCACACGCCACGAGATGGAGTACGGGAGTTCAGCATCCCAAACACCAAGATTTCGCAGGCAGTAGAGCTGCGTAAGGAGCTGGCTAAGTACGGCATCATGGTGTCGGACGCCCAGTTCAAACTAATAAACGGTTACGTAATACACGCTCTGAAAGAGCTGCAGTTTAAGAGGAAGGCAGAGATTATGCGCAGACAGTTTGGTTGGGCAGACAACGATACTAAATTCATTGTAGGCAGTCGGGAAATTACCAAGGACGGTGTTTACCACAGCCCCCCCTCATCCATCACGGAGTCATTGGTGCCCTATTTCGAGACCGCCGGTACGTTGGACGCGTGGAAGGAAGTGTTCTCCCTCTATGGCAAACAAGGTATGGAGATACAAGCATTTGCTGCGTTGACTGGGTTTGGCTCCGTCCTGCTCAAGTTCACTGGGCAGAAAGGGGCGATCATCAACTTGATCCACCGCCACGCAGGTACAGGCAAGACCACTGTGTTACGCATGGCAAACAGCATCTGCGGACACCCCGAAGACCTACTGGGTAACGTAGAAGATACAAAGGTAGCGCGGATCACAAAGGTTGGCATCCTGAACAACATCGTCAACACCGTCGACGAGATAACCAACTTGGAACCAAAAGTTTTTTCAGACCTTGTGTATGCGTACTCGCAGGGTAAAGGCAAAGACAAAGGCGACGCCCACGAGAACAAGCTACGCATTAACAACACCACATGGCGCACGCTAACCCTGACATCTTCCAACGCATCCTTCTACGACAAAGTAGGCGCACTCAAGGCGGTGGCGGACGGCGAAATCATGCGGTTGTTGGAGTTCAAGGTTGATTACACGGACCAAGACGTCATCTCTACCGAGCACGGCAAGTTTATGTTCGACCACCAGCTGATCAACAATCACGGTCACGCCATCGTGCCGTTCGTTCAGTACGTGCTGTCTAATATGGAAGAAGTAAAAGCCACACTGATCCGCGTGCAGGCAAAGATAGACAAGGAACTGGCACTGACGTCCCGCGAGCGTAACTGGTCTGCAATTGCAGCGGTCAACATCACTGCAGGGCTTATCGCATCTCGTCTGGGTCTGCTTGTGGATTGGGATATGGCGCGTATCTACGCAAAGGTCATGGACAAGATTCAGGAACTGCGCGTCGCTACCAAAGCCCCGGTCAACGACGCCAGCGCAGTAATTGCAGACTACGTGTACCGCCATATCAACAATGTGCTCGTCGTTGACGAGCTTGTGGACAAGCGCAGTCATTTACCAAAAGCCCCCTATGTAGAACCACGAGGCGAGTTGTTGCTGCGGTTTGAGCCAGACACCAAGATGATGTACATAGCGGTCTCGGCATTCCGCAAAGACTGCGTGACTTACCAAGTGGACTACACTGAGACGCTGAAAGAGCTGAAGAAAAAAGGCATTCTGGTGGACACTCACAACAAGCGATTGTCCAAGGGCATGAGTGTGGTAGCAGCGGGAGTGCGGTGCTTGGTGCTTAACTGCGACAACCCGGAGTTTATAGACGTCAGCAACTTGCTGCCGACGGAGCCAGAGAATGCGGGTGGAGAAAGTAGCGTACGAAATTAACTGGAAGGGGTTCGGCGTGGGGTGCTCGTTTTTTATACCCTGCCTGAACCCCAAGAAGTCCCGCAGAGACATACTACAAGTCGTACACCGCCTTCGCTACAAAGTAGTTACCAAAGTAGTCATAGAAGACGGTGTACGCGGTGTGCGGGTGTGGCGCGTTTAGAACCCCCAGTCTTCCGCAGATTCCAGCCAGTCCATACGGCGGCGCACGGTAGGTAGCGTGCCCATCACCATCTCTTCAGTGTTACGGTTCCTAGTGGACACCGACTGTTTCAGCTGGCTGTTGGTAATCCCAAAATTTGGGTACCGCTGGTTGAATTTTCCTATGGCTTCTACCGCTTGTACCATACCTGAAGCGTCTCCTACACGATACGCTGTGTAATACGCATCCAACAAAGATGACCTGCGTTGGTTCATGCGGCGGTCGACCTCCGCTTGGTTGGTCTTAAACTGCATAGCCCGTGCGTAGTCTGCTGGGGCAAAACCCATGAGCTGCGCCAATGCTCCCTGCGGAGTAACTTCCACAACTTCATCGCCACGCATTGTTTCAACAGCCCCTTCGGTCAAGAACCGCCCGGACTTGAAAATGTTGCTTACAGAGACAGGCAGCATACTTTCGATGCCTCGCTGTATCTCACCCTGCTCGATTAACTGCTTACCTCGAATTACCCTTTGGATAGACCCGTAAGCAGGCCCACCAAAATGGGCGAGAAGAATATCGGCAGCCGTAGCATCGTCGGGCAGGTTGGTTTCCCGCACCAATAGGTTAGTCAGCTCCATACGTTCGCCTACGTTAGCGTTGAACAGTATGTTAGGCACCCCTTCAACAAGCACGGGGTTGAGGTTTGTGCGTAGGAACGCCTCCAAAGAGTTGTCCTCGTCCTCGTCGTCAAACACCGCCGCCATCATGGCCCAAAGCGTAGCTACCGCCCCCATCATAGGCGCGCCTTTTACCCCCACAAAGGCCACGCTAGTGAGCATAGATTGTGCGGCGAACCCACGTGCTGCTTCTCTAACAGCAGGGTCGTCGTTACTGGTGGCGTCGTAAATGGTTTTAGTCTGTATATACAACTGCAGTGCAGCAAAACGCCGATACATGAACGCTATTCGTGATATGTCGCCTTGTTGGAACCGAGCACCTGTCACTGCAGTAGAGCCACCGTTAAGCAGCAGGCTCATCTCCATCGCTTTGTTAGCTGCATCGACCATCTGCTCCTGCGTTGGGTTGCCGTTGGGGGCGACTTTACTTAGCTGCAGATCATACGCAGCCTTCAGTCCTATCTCGCGTTTAAGTCGTTCGCTGGTGCTCATCATAAAGCCCATACGCGCCGCCAATTTGGACAGGAAGTTACCCTCACCAAACTCGCTTAATTCGCTTAGCTCAGAGTATCGTTCCGAGTGGCCGGTCTCTCGCACTTTGTCCACCAAGGGCTTCAAGTAAGCATACTTCGCGGCTTGAACGGGGTCGTTGAAGTTGATGTTCAGCATAGAGGGGGTTGTCTTACGACGCACCATATCACGCTCTTTTACACCAAGGGTGTCGAGAGCTTTCTGCAGTTCCGGCCCTTCCAACCCTTCGGTCGCCAAGGTTTCCACGTCGGCAGACGAGCCCATACCCATGATGTCTTTTGTCGCACGTAGCATCGCCCCGTAAGTCTTCCCCATGCCATAAGTGCGAGACAAGTAAGGTGCCACGATAAGTGCGAGAGACGACATATCCACGATGGCAGAAGACGCGTTAAAGCCAAGAGTCCATCCGTATGTGCCCGTAGTTGCAATGTTTGACCACCAGCTTTGACTCGGGTTGGCTGCGTATGCAGCACGCTTTCTTACGTCTTCCATAATTGCCGCTGCGTTGGGGTCGTTCTCTACGTTTCTTCGAGCGGCCTCCATATTGCGCAGTTCGGTTGACGTTTGCGCGGCGTACTTGATGTTGATGAGTTTACGACCCAGCCCCAAAGTGCCTTCTTGAAACGCCCAGAACGGGTCACGGACATAACCCGGAGTTTCTTTACGGGAAGCAAGACGCTCCATCACGAGGTTTGCAGGTGATACGGCTACGCCCATTGTCATAACTGATTCAATCACGGCATCAGAAACATTCCCTTTCTTCAACTCCGCCAGCACATCACCCAAAAAGCTCGTAGGAACCACACCATCGAATGCACCTTTGTCGCTACTAAGGAACGATCTAATGTCCTCTCGGGAAAGGTTGTTTTCCGTCATAAGCTGTTGGATACGCGCTTCACGATCCATGCCATTGGAGAACACCTCAAACGCCAGCTGCTCTTCGCCTTCTACTGGGTATTGCAACAAGTACTTCCCGCTTGGGCGCAACATGGGGGCATACCCTTCCAACGGGCCTTTATCCGCCATTCGTTGAGCGAACTCATTACGTAACCGAGTAGCCAGCTCAACGTTTTGCGTTTCCGAGTACACACGGTTGTACACTTGGTCGAGAATCTGGTCGAACTGGCGGTTGTGGATCGCCCGCATCTGCTTGTAAATGGCCTGCCCACTTGGGCCTATGCTGTCGTAGAACTTCTTGAGCCGGTCATACTCCGCCAATTTCTTAGTGTTGCCTGTGTATGCACTTCTTAGCTTAGTAAGGTCCACCTTGGCGTGGGACCCACCGAAATACAGGTCTGTGAATGCTTGATACTTGTCGGCGTTGTCGCGCTTCCAATCCCCCATACGGGCTAACTGCACAGTAATTGAGTCAATGAAACGGCGCATCTCGCCTTCAGAACGAATGGCAATGTCAGTGAACCGCTGCATAGAGGCGGCAAACGGTTCGTACGCTCCTTTGCTCAAGTAGGACTGCACGTAGTCATTGAGCGCAGGCAAGGGCAGACCCCACGTCAGGACCTTGCGAACCGCCTCTTTGCCTTGCCCCATCACGGTGTTTACTGTGCGCCGCACGGCTGGGTTTTTCGGGGGCTTCGACGCTTTGTTAAGTTGGTCACCTTGTGACTGCAGGAAACGAGCGTTGGCCGCTGGGGTGTTTTGGTTAACCGCATCCGCCGCAGATTTGGTTTCCTTTGAAAATACGAGGTTCGCAGAAAGCGTCGCTCTTCCGCTCATAGTTTCTTGAGCCACGCGGCCAGTCAGATCAAGCAGCTGCTCGAACGCACTGAGGTCTCGACCGGGAATACCCAACATCTTGCGGATGGCGTTTACGAAGCTGGAAAACGCAGTGCTGAGCCTCACCCCGCCTATGTTGGCTTGCTTTGTAGGGGGCATGCTGAGCAGCATTTCTTGCATGTCGTTGCTCGTAAGTCCGTACGCTACGAACTCTTTCACATCCATAAAGCCATCTGTGGCCTCAGCGACGAGGTCCAGATCAGGGGTTGCCCTACCAGATTGTTTAAGCTGCGCATATCTGCCCCCTGCGCGTACCATCAGCTCCTGCATTTCTTTAACAGCCTGCTGCGCTTCTACGGACAAACTTTCTGGGTTTTCGTAATATGTGTCGATCACATCGACCGAGGCGACGTGCACGAACTCGTGCAATGCGGTACCAACGTCTGTCCCTTGCTCGGCGTCTAGGTATACGGTGTTTCCTACAGAGTCGTACAGCCCTGCAAATACGGGCTGGCCCCTAAGATTTTCTGGTAAGGCCGCTGGGCCTCGCACAACAACGAACTTTGTACCTAGTTTCTGCAGTACCGGGTGTAGCACTTTTGCGAGTCTGCGCTCAAACTCGGTTCTACCTTTATTGTTTTGGATCGCCGTTGCTGTGTCCGCTGCGGAGTCTGTTGTTTCCTCGGAGGATAACGGAGCACGGGTGATAAGCCCGAGATCACCTTCCACGTCGACTGGCGACTGCTGTCTTGGTAGTAGGCTCTTGGATACGGTTGAGCGCAAAAGTCGTGTAGCTGCCTCAATGTCTGCCGGGTTTATACGCGGATCGGACAAAACTTTGCTTGCGGCGGCTCTTTTTGCTTCGCTGGCTCTGCGATCATTTGCAACCTGCATAACATTGGCTATGTTACCAACGCGTTTCGCTTCTAGATTTTTGATCGCATTTGAAGCGTTGTTAAACGCTACTTGCTTATCTCGTGCATACAAAGCGGCTGTTTTTTCAGCTCTACGTGTATCCATGCCTGACAGGCGCAATTCTATAAATTTAGCTTTAGTCTCCGTGTCGAACTGCTCCCGAGACGCTTTTTCATCTGTGGCGCTTTTCTTGTAGCTCTCAAAGTCTTCAACTGTAGGGAAATACGGAGAATAGGCTTTTTGCGATAAAACCTTGCTTATGTTGTCCGCCTCAAGATCAGCCAAAAGTCTTTCGGTGGCACGGGCTTGTGCTGTTTGTTTGGCGTTAACGGATTTGTTTCTTTCAGCTCTTTCGGCGATTTGTTCTGGAGTAAGGGGCACCCCCGGCTTTCTTCCCCTAGTTTTTTGAGCTGCGGGGGCGACGGTTTCTTCTACGGTCTCGGTAACAGGCGCAGGGGCAACGGTTTCAGTTACGGTCTGCGCCAAGGTTTCTACTTGCGCAGCGACTTCTGGGGTGCGTTCCTGTACGACGGGGTTAGCGGCAAAAGAAAGTAAATCCTGCTGAACTTGGGCAGCTGTTTCTGTAGTTGTCAGGGGTACGCCTTGCACTCGGCGACGGATAGGCGCATTTGCAGGTACCCCGGCGGCATCGAGTTCTTCTTTTGTAATAGCTGCGACGCGACGTTCGGCTTTACTCGCTCTTTCCACGGCGGGAATTTCAAGCTGCCCAGACGCCCCCCGACCAGTTCTGTCCAGCCTGTCCCGGTTGCTTGTATCGACTGGGGTTGTTGTTGTGCTAACCGCTTGAGGTTTTGGCTTCTTTTCTGGGATTAACGCTTCTAACTCGCTAACCCCTGCACGCCTCGCGTTTTCTTGCTCTATACCTGTAAGTGCTGCTTCCTCTAATTGATAAGATCGAGAAGTAATTTGCGCAAGTTCGTCTTTTGTGGGTTCCGTATTTGCAAAACCCTGACGTCGCAGTTCTGCAGAAAACGCACGCCCTATATTTTCTACGTCAGTAATATCTTCTCGCGCTAATACAGGAGCGAGGATTTCTTGGCGTTTTTGCTTTGACTCTTCGCGTCTGCGAGCGAGCATCGCGGCTTGCGCCCGGTTTGCTTCCAGTTGGCGCTCTATGTCGTCTACTATGTTCTGAGCCCCGGCACGAGTGGCTTGTGCCTTTGCTAGCTCAAGGTCTTCCTGCTCCTGCATGCGAGCAAGTTCTTCTTCGTCCAGAAGGTCTTGTATTTCTTCAGTTTCCGCGATATCTACCAAATCCCCCATCATGTCCGATGTGGGTCTAGCTTCTTCTACGGAGGGTTCAGCTGCTAAAGGACGCTCAGGACGCGGAGCTTGCGCTAACGCAGTTTCGAGTTCGGCAGGGAACAAATCTTCCCCTTCAAAAATAGACGGCCCCTGCTCTGTACCAACTAAGGTAGTTTCGTCCCCCTCTTCTTCTGGGGCAGGTTGAGGAGCTGGGGCACCTCCTCTATCCTTGACGAACAGGTCCATAAGACCTTGCACAAGACCGCCAACCCCAGCGCCGTAGCCAAAAGACTCGCCAGTGCCAGTGAACGCACCCTGCTCGGGGTCGTATATCCCTCTTGCTATTAGGTTTTGCGCTACTTCTGCAGCGACTTCCTGCGCTCCTTCCTCGCCCCCGGCTTGTGCAGCACGCTTGAGACGGTTGACTACCCCCGAGGCAGGCACCGCACCGATGGCATTATCTAGGATGCGAAACGGAATAAGGACTTCGGACAGCCCAACTACGCTACCCAGTGCTGTCGCCTGCGCCCGCTCTTCAGGCGTAGCTTCACCTGCTTCTGCTCTCGTGCGAGCTTGCCCAGCACCCGCTGCACCAGCTAATCCCGTAGCCCCAACTCTACCAGCAACGCCGAGCGGACCCGCCGCCAAAAACGGCACGAAGCTGCCAACAGCCTCCCCGAACGTACCCGCCATGCTGTCTTCATAGCCAGCTTTACGTTGAAATGGCGCTGCTGCACTTTCACCAAGACGCTCAACAACACCACGTACAGACTCTTCTGCGCCTTCAGGCAAAAGTGCGCTAGCGCCGATACCTGCGCTTTCCAACAGGTTAACCGCCCCGCGAGGAATCCCCCGGAATAACTCACCCACCTGCCCGGAGAAAGTACGCTCAATGGGGGTAGGCGGGGGTATTTCCTGTTCTTTGTATGCGTCAGGGAACTTAGAGGCAATTATGGCCCGTATCTGTTCTCTCGGCATATCATCCGGGAAATTTACAAGCCTGCCGTCTGGCACGCGTACTACAGGCATGGGGACCCCCTTAGTCAGCCGTTTTACAAGCTAGTGTAATCTATTACTTCAGGCACACCCAGCCTTGATCCTACTCGGCCTGTTACCGCGCTGTACTGGCTGTTGAGAATGTTTCGCTGATCTCGCAGGGTTTGAAGCGCAGCCTGTGATTCCGGAGGCAACGCCATACCGGGCCCGCTTGCTTCCAATATATTAGCCATAGCTGAGTCCGTATCCTGCAGGCTACGACGCAACGTTTCAGCATAGTTGACCAGTGAGTTGGTAACATCCTGCCCCATTTGCGCGGCTTTGCTGATGGCATCGGCTTGCACTTGCAGCGCCGACATACGGTTCTGACTTTCCTGAATAAGAGCGGCTTGTTCACGTTGTCCAGCGGCATTAAGCATAGAGGCTGTAGCCGACATGGCAGCATTTTGTTGTGTCATTGCTGCGTTAGAGGCTTCAAGGCCAGCACCAAAGGCTTCGATACTTGCAGTTCTATCCATACCCATAAGTTGGTCGGAGAGGTTGAACTGCTGTTCCGCACGAGCCAGCTCATCTTGGCGAACGGCGTCTCGCACTTCATTCACACCCTGCATAGCCGCTGGACCACTTTCGGCAATGTAGCTTGAACTTGCCAACCCAGATAAGAGTCCTTGCAGGGAGCGTCTACGCTCTTCTTCCGGGGTATACATCGGACGATCCAACGCCTCCAAACGCTTACGGTAAAGCTCTCGCAATTCTTCAGGTACTGCGTAGGCTTCCCGGGCACGGGTTTCAGCATCGGTCCGGGCAGTATCTACAAACCCATCTTCGAGGCGACGCTTCAACAACGCTTCAAGCCCACTACCTGTTTCACTTTCTACTCTAGGGATGGAGGCATTACCTTCTTCGGTCATAGATGCAAGCGCAGCGTCGAGGTCTGGGTTACCGGTAATAGAACGACGTGGTTGCGCTGCGGCTCTCCCCGAAACTCCCTGCATGCGGAAGCTATCGTCTCTAGGAGTAGCAATACCAACGTTAAAATTTGGGGTGCGTGCAGATTCAGGAGGGGTAGAGACCTCACGCGACGACGCGCCACCGTACTGCCCCTCCCGGCCACTGGGGTCGTAAAAAAACTTGAGAAGTGGGCGTAACCGCTCCCCCAAAGACATAGGTTTGCCGGTTTCCGGGTCTATGTACGCGGAACCTACAGCTCCCTTACCCCCCTCTGAAGTAGGTAGGCCATAGTTTTCTTCCAACTGTCTACGCCGCTGCTCTCTAGCGCGTTCAGCTTGCGCCTCAATCCGATTGTATCTTTCGGCTGCAGCAACTAATTCTTCAACCGATGTAGGTTGCCCCTCACGCGGGAGGGTAGGAATAAAATCTACAGGCTGCGCTCCTTCTACTCTGACGTCCCCTCCGGGGGCGTAACCCGTTACCCGCCCGCCATCAGCCATACCTTGGCCGCTCATCTGCATGTGAGCGCGGGCCACTGTTTCAGGGTCAAATGTGCTTTGAATCTCACGCAGGCGCTGTTGCAGCACAGCCTTTTGTTCTGGAGTACCCGCACTCTGAATTGCAGCCATAATAGTGCGGTATTGCTCGATGTATCTCTGTACGTCCGTATCCACACCGCCACCGTCGGCGTAACCCACAATACCACCACCGGCCATACGTGCCATATTTGGCGACGGAAGCTGTGGCAGCCCACCAGTCATCGCTTGCTGCATTTGAGCGGCACCCATACGGTTACCTTGTTGTTGGAGTCCCGGGGCCAAACGTGAAGCAAGACCCATGATGCCCTGCTCGGCTGCGAGCTTGGTGCGCTCTGCTACAGTAGGGGGTGTGGGGGCCGGACGTGACGCGGCCATAAGTTGATCCGCCGACTGCATGGCCTGCACGGCGTCTTTGTACTTGATCAATGCAAGTGTGCGCGGGTCGAGAATCTGCTCTTCCGCATCGCTTGTTACCACGTCCATCGCCGCTGCCATTCGTGTTGGGTTGGCAGGAGCTTGCCCTGCGGGCAGTTGCGGCGTCAGTGCGCCTAGACCTTGTTGCATCATGGTGTAGCGCTCCTGTTTTTAGCCAGCGGTCTTCTTGATCGGGTTCAAATACTGATTTAGCACGTCATATATGCTGGATGCTGCACCCAGACCGCCCGTCAACGACTGCAACCCCGACGGCTCGTAGTAAGAATACGTCTGCGTCTCCAGCGGCAGCGCCCCGCCAAGCAGTGACTGCATAAACTTGAGTTGCTGCATCGGGTAGTCCCGTTCCTGTTCAAACTGAGCGATGTCCGCGAGGATGCCTTGTTGCTCGATGTTGCGCTGCTCCGTACCCCCGGCACGCTGCGCTGCCAGCACATCCAAGCCATACCGCTGCTCTCTATTAAACTGATCCTGCGCCTGCTGGAACGCATTCTGATACCCGGTGCCGTAGATGCCAGACAGACGGTCGAGCAATCCACGCTGCAGCTCCGCTTCCGCTACACCTTGACGTGACCCACCGTACGCACCGGCTTTGCCATACTGGCTCTGCAGGTTCTGCTGACTTATCTCTGCCTGTCGACGGGCTGCGGCTACTTGAGGGTCCAACACCGCTTGCAAGTACGGAGTCATGTACTGCTGCGCCACATTGCCTGAAGCGGAGGTATAAGTACCGGGCTGCCCTGCAGCCATTTGTTCCGCAGTGGGGAGGGCGTACGCAGCACCTGTGAAAGACCCGGAAGTAGTCGGTGTCTGCAGTGCACCCAGTCCTTGGAAGGCTTGTGTTTGCAGTGCAGACGGTCCCGCAGTCAGGGGTCCTTGGTACGCCGTGTAGGGCATATCAGCCACCGCCGCGCCGCGCCCAAGCATCTGAGTAACGTACGGCCCCACCCAACTGGAAAGGGAGGACTCTTCGGCAACCATATTGTTTTCAGCCATGTTCTCTACCTCACGCGGGGAGATACTTGTTCGGATTGATTCTACGCCCTTGCTCTTTGCGCCCTGTGCGGGCTTGGCGTATGCGGTCCATCATGGAGTAAAGCATCTTCGCACCGGCATCGGAATTGCCATTGCCGAGGTGGCTGACAACATCTGCGGGGATCACGAACTCACCGTCGCTAAGCGTAACGGGCTCTGTGGCTTCAATAGTAGCAGGAATCTCATCTGCCATACCATCGGTTGCCCCGCCCAAGTAGTACCCGCGAGAGGGGGCCAGAGAGGCAATACCACCTTGAGCGAACCGAGGCATAACCTCACCTGTGGGGGTGTAAACTATATCTGTAAAATAGCGACGCCCGCCGCTGCCCGGACGGCGGGGTTCCCCAGTCGGGGTCGTAGTAGCGAACGCAGTGGGGAGGACATTGCGTTCTGCTCTATACTGAGGAATTCCCCCAGTATAACCAATGGGCTGTTGGCGGCTACCCGCGCCAATAAACTGGCCTATGCTGCTTTCTGGCTTTAAAGACCCGTACAGTGCAGCTAACCCTGCAGCTGTGGTGGCGGCTTTTACCGGGTCAACGCTGCCGTCGTCTTTAAAAATAAACCCTTTCAAAAAATCGGCAATTCCATCCATATCATCACCCTCTAAGTAGACGCAGTATTTCGTCTACGCTGCTATCCACAGTACCGCCGCCATAATACGGGGCGCGTTGGGTATTGTCACCTTCACCGGCCAGCAAACTCAGCACGTTGGCGAGGGACAAGTCACTAATATCAAAGACATCTTCTATCGGGGTTACCCCGGCTTTTTCCGTTTTCATCCCACGAATGCCTTGACCGTACAGGGGGGTAGTGACGGTAGGAACCGGAACGCTCGGTGTTGCCGTGACAATTTTGTTGTCTGAGGTTTCCCCGAGGATGGTTCTAACGTCGTCAACAACGTCGGCATCTGTATCGCCCGTTGTGTCGGTGGTTGTGGTTTTGGTATCGCCCGTGGTGTCAGTGGTTGTGGTGTTTACAGGACCAATCTGCTCAGATGCCGCTGGGCCTTTAATAATAGAGAACGGATCAACCGTCTGCACAGGACCAATCTGCTCAGATGCCGCTGGGCCTTTTATTTGGGTAGTAGAATCGACGGTCTGCACAGGGCCAATCTGCTCAGATGCCGCTGGGCCTTTTATTTGGGTAGTAGAATCGACGGTCTGCACAGGACCAATCTGCTCAGATGCCGCTGGGCCTTTAATAATAGAGAACGGGTCGACGCGAGCTTCCTCTTCCAGTTTTTTATCTACCTGCAAGACGACGTTTCTTACGCTATCAACTACTTTGTCAAAGTCTCCGCCCAAGCCGCCTTCGATAGCCCCTGCCACACCGGCAACAGGAACCCCCGACTCTTCTCCAACCTTATCCAGCACAACCCCCCGGATAATTTCTTCAAGGCTTTTCCCGCCTTGCCCCCGCTGATTAAACACCCCAGCAAGAATATCATCCAGCGCAGGGATGCCGGTAACCACTCCTACAGGGGCTCCGCTTCTCGGCATATTGCCAATGATGGTAGGCGTGGCGCTGCCTTGCGGAGTACCGTAAACGACGGACGCGGTAGGGTTTACCGGGTTCAACACAACAAGGCTGGGATCGCCCATACCCATCAATGCGCCCAACTGCTGCAGGCCCGTATCAATTACTCCACCCACTGCGGTTGTTGCGTCTTTCACTCCGCCTTGTATGGCTTCAATAGGCGACGCGTAGCTTGTTACATAGGGGCTCTGCGCTGCCATTCCCGCAAGATCAGTCATGCCAAGTTCTGAAGCGCGGTCATACAACCCTTGATACTGGACGTCGCGTCCTTCAGTTGCGCCTTCAGGAAGCTGGCCTTCACTACTCTGTAAGTAATCGTAAAGCTGCTGCGTTGCCATTTCTGGGGTTGTCTCTACAGCAGCAGGGCCGTCGTTGCCTCGCCCAAGCATCCAATTAACGAAGGAGGAAAAAATAATACTCGCCGGGTCTACGCCCATAAACTTGGTGCCGGCACTTGCTGTTCTGGCTACGTCTGCTGCCTTGGCTACGTTTCCAATGTTTTGAAGGCTTGTAAGCCCCTGTGCGTTTACCGCACCACCGTAGGTTGGGTCTATGTTAGTAGGCATCATTCACCTCAAGGGGGTGTCGGTATTACATCAGGCAGCACGGAGACAAACATCACCGCAATCACTGCAGAGGGCACGCCGGGGTGGGGCGACGTAGGGACTATAGCGTCTAAAATCAGGTTCGTATCGCTTCCGGACCACATGATCTCGATATACTGCCCTGCCTGCACGTCAATGTTGAAGTTCCAGTTGATCTCCAGAACGGCGTTGGAGCCGGAGATTACGTAGTCCCGTGCAGAATACCCTATGTCCGTACCGTTACGTCTTATCCAAATGTACGAGTTTTTACTGCTGGCGTTCGTGCTACGCAGCATGGCGTTGAACTGGAAATTGTAAATCCCTGAGTACGTCAGTGTGATCTGTGACGTCGACGGCCCGTTAATTGTCATACCATTATTGAGATATGTTTGGTTAAACCGTACGGGCTTCCCCACGTTGATCGTTGTCAGCGTCTGGTCTGCATTGTCCCAAAACAACCCGTTGGGCGAGTCTATAAACCGCCCGCCGTCGCTGCCTGTAAGCAGGTTGACGTTGTTAGATACCCGAGCAAAAAACAAGCGTAGGATGTTGTTCAGGTCGTCCAAGTACGTACGCAGCGGGCCAGCTTGTGCCACTGGGAGTGCCGGAGGTTGTATCTTGTTAACGAGGTACCGTTCGATGGACATCAGCCTCTACGCCCCGCCGGAATCATGTCAAAGCGCGGAGCACCCAGCTTCCACGTAACACCCAAGGCCGTAGACTCTATTTTGAACGCCATTTGCCTGCCTCTTATCCGCACGTAAACCTGCCCGGTAAACTCCTCGATAGGCACCGTGGTAATACGGGAGATAGTGTTGGCGCTGTTACCCCCCACTGAAGCCGGATTGTAGTAACCCGAACCGGAGTTCTCCAACGGCAGCAACGTCATGGAGACTGAGGGCGCGTCTGCAGTAGAGCCTTGGAATGTGATGTCAGGCAGTACCCGGTTAATCAGCATGAAGCGGTCGCCGTCATCGACGTCAAACTCGGCGGATACAATCGTCGCCGTGATCGCAGTGGGGGTTCCTGACTCGTTGGAGTCCACTCCGTTTTCATGGTAAACCAAGTTGTTGCTGTACGTGGCAGCAATGGGGTAATCCCGCAAGTCGGAGTCCAGCCACGCAGAGCGGCTAAGCGTACCGTAATACCATGCGTTCTCGACGTAATTGTAGATTACGTAGCGGTCGTTCTCGTTAGACCCCGCAGACGGGTAGAACCACCAGATTTCATCGAACTGCTCGTTAGTACCACAGACAACTTGGTTGAACTGCTGCTTGTTGATGTCGTCGAACACGTAGCTACGCACCGTACACGTCAGGGTTTTAACCGTACCGTCGTAGTAGTAGAACTTGTCCTTGCCCATCCAGTACGCCACGTTGTTGGCGTAGGTAACCGCGTTTGGACTGATGACAGTAATGTTGTCCCCCAACAGCTGGGCACCCCACACTTCCGGCGCACCAAGGTACTGCAGGCCGTAAACTGCCGAGTCGGTGAATACGAGTACTTCTTGGCGGGCTTGTTTGACTGTAATAATCTGCGTGCCTTTTGACACCCGCAAACTACCGGCTTGGTTGGTCGTAGAAGGCGTCCAATTAGCTACGTCCTCTTGGTCCGACCAACGGATCAGCATGGGGTCTATGACGGCACTGCCTATCTCGTTAGCCCCAAAACAGAAAGCAAACCGGAAAATGTCAGACACGAACGCAATATTAGCGACAGTAGGAACGTCGGACGCGCCGCCCAAAGACGATACGTACACCGCCCGAGTAGTCACCCCGCCGGATGCGTCCCAGTAAAACGGCTTGCCGCCACGGTACGTAAAGAACAAGTCCTCACCGAAGTTGTTCTGGCTCCACAACCGCATGGGAGCGATTGTCGTACCGCCAAAGCCCCACGTACCAAACCCCCAGCGCCCTGCACCCCACCCGGTAAATGGCACTTCCAGCTCGTTACCTACAGGTATCTGGTACGCCGCCACGACGGCAGCTCCGCCGTCTCCGCTGTCTGAAGAGTTTGCCGTGGCTGTAGCTACAATGGTGTAGTTGTCGTCGTCGATGATGGAGGCAATGCTGTACTCTTGGTTCAGTACCGCAGCAGTGATGTTACCGCCAAGGCTTACCGCACCAGAGAAAGTTACGTAGTCGCCCTGCTGCGCCCCGTGGTCTATGTCGGTAACCGTGAGAACGGCGGACCCATTAGTTGCCGCAAAAGTCACATCCCCCGCAGCCGTAGTCAGACGGATAGGGGTCACGTCAAAGTAGCTACCGCCACGCTCAATGTAATACTTGAGGTTCGTGCCCACCGACACGAGGTTCTGCCCCGCCAGTGTGGCCCAGTTTGTCATAGCGCGGCATATGCCTAAGAAGGTATTTGCAGAGAGGCGCTGCCACCCACCAATTTTCTGGGGCAGCCCAAGGCGAAACCGTACTTTGTTGGTCTCGTACCATGTACCCTCGGCAGCGTACCGCGTGTTTTCACGGTTTACTCCCGGAGCGAATTTAATTTTCTTGAGCATTGGGATTAACCCCCAGATAAGAACAGCGCCCGTTCCGCTTCTCTGCGCCTTTCAAGTCCTCTTAAAACAACGCCATTTGACTTGCGCCACTTGAGAAACTCGTCTGCCGCGCCAGAGTAGTCCCCGCGATTGTACTTCATCCGCAGGGTTGACGCCTGAAGATTTCCTAGCCCCACATTGAACGCAAAGCTGACCAACGCTGCAAAATGGCGGTCATTATCAGCAGCAGCAGGACATAATCGTAATATCCCAGCCTCAAAGCGATGTAAATCCTCCGCAAGAAGCGCATCAATTTCGTCAGCATCCCAGACCCTGTTGTGTTCTGGTTTAAGTGGATACGCAGGTCTTTCGTCGGCTTTGAGTCTAGCTTGATCCGGGTAAAGAACATGACCATAGCCGACCGTCCACAGCGTCGCTGGGCATAAATAGGGGGTGTTATGGCACCCCTCAAACGCTTTTATCAAATCGCTCATTTCTTGGAGAAAGCCTGCGACCCGAACCAAAACGCGATAATTGCGGCCAATATGCTCATCTCATCGTCCGAAAAAACCTGATCCATCGCATCTGCAAATGCCACTCCGGTTGAATATGCGTACCAGATTCCCGCAACATCAACGGTAATCAAAAGGCCAACAAACAGATATGTGACCACGGGTCTCACACTGGCGCGAAGGTTGATCACCCAAGTGCTGGCCCCTTCGCCAATCTTCATGTCGTGCTTCCACATCGCCAACTTCTCTTGGGCTTGTGTCTGCATGGCAATCTGCTCGGTCTTAATTTCTTCGACTTTGGCCTGTGCAATATAACCCTCTTTCGCCAGAGCAATCTCGCGCTCACGCTGCATAGCCATCAATGCCAGCTCGTGTTTCTTGTCGCCACGGTCTTGGAAAAAGTCGAGAACCTTTGGCAGACCGCCGGAAGCGAAGCCCAGCAGCGTGGAAAGTAGGGTCATCATACTTACATCCTCATAATCACTATTGCAGCCACAATCGGTATCGCCACTATCAGCGCAATGAGCGCAATGGCGACGGCATTTAAAACAAGTTTCTTGATTCGTCTGGCGCGGGCATCAACTGCTCTTTTGCGGGCGTCTCTGATGCTGTTGCGGTCTTTAATCATGTCCCGATACGCATCTACCCCGAATCGGTAAACAATCATCTCTCTTAGCTCACGCTCTTGCTGCTCAATTTTCTTGCGACGCATCAGGTTCTCAATCGCTTCCTGCTCAACCGAAGACCTAGCAAACATCTTCTTAAAGAGAGGTGGATCAGCAGCTTCTTCGTCAGCCGCTTTTACGTCAGCAATCGCACCGAACCACGTTCCCAGTTGCCCGCCCATGTCCTCCAGCTCACGGCCTACCTCGATGCCTTTTTTAAGGACATTGTATGCCGAGGTGGCAATCGCCATGGCCGAGACAGGATCGAGCATGGTTACTCACCATTGCCGTTGATCTTGTTCCACCCACCGAGCATAAGCAGGCCGAGAACGAAAATAGTCCCTGCCCTAGCAATGGTCTGCCAGATAGTCTTTTTAATGCCGCGCCAGTCGGTAATCAGTGAGCGAAGGTCACGAACATCCGTCCCAGCGTCATCATCGTGCAGCCCGACCTCTTTCAAAGCCGACTTCATTTCCTCGCGGACGATTTGACGTAAAGCTATTTCGTCGATATTCATCACTGCTCCTTACGGCTTCACAGGCCAAACAATCGTAACAGGGAAGCCCGCCTGTTGTGGTAGATCACGAAGTGCTTGGCGGTAGGTGGCCCACTCGGTAGGAATAGCCTGACTAGACTCCAGCGCCTTCACCACCACCCAGTCGCATTCTGACAGCAAGCGGTCTCGTGTATCGCGGGCAGACTTGGCAAACTCTAAATCCTTCTGAGCTTTATAAGCTGCTTCCTGTTCTGCTGCTGTTGTCTCGCCGTCAGTGAACACAGGGCCAAGGATATATTTCGTATACCACTTGCCCTCGATCTGCTCTACGCCTGATCTTTGGCTGTACTGATACACCGTGCCACCACTAGCTTGCTGGCCTTCAAATACTGGATCAGCTCCAAGCGCCTCCAAGACTTCGGGCGTAGTGACACCCCATGATGGGCCGTTGTTATCCTTGGCCCACTGACGTAGCTCGCTTTCAAGCATAACTGCGCCATTGCTTCTGATTCTGTAACCCATGTTTACCTCTACGCGATAGCCAAGAAGATATATGTGCCGCCGTTAGCATTTAACCCAGCTGGTGCTGTGCTGCTTAGTTCAAATCCTGCGCTGTAGGTGTCCACATAGTCCGTCCCTGTGAACTGCCCACTATCGGTATTCACCAAGAAATATGGATCATTGCCCGCTACGATACCTTGCCCACTGTCGTACAAATGCCAATTACCAGTAGTGTCGGTACGCTTGATGAGTACAAACCTTGCGCCAGTTGTAAAGCCGCAGTTGATCTGGTTTGTTGTGCCTGTGCCGGTGTAGCTGCCGACTTTGCTCACGCCTGCTACGGTGGCGAAAAGGTAGGCGACGTATGTGCCCGCCGATGCGTTTACGGGCGTTCCTGTGCCCACACTGAACACACTGCTGGTTGGCGTGGTGTTGTTCCACGCTGTTGACGAAGTGGTCGGCGTAGCCGTGCTGTTCAGCACCTGATACTTGGTGTTGCCCGTGGTAGCGTCATACACCCACCAATCGGCAGCAGTGTTGCGCCTCTTCACAATCATCATCTCAGGCACTACGCCCAAGTTGTGGCTGAATGTTGTGGCAGAACCCGTCCCCGTATAGCAAACCACATCCATGAAGCCGGGGGCGCGACGGAATCCCCAGAGCGCGTAGCTGCCACTTATGCCTGAAGTCTTGAACCCGTCCTGAACGTCAAACGGCCTAGGCCCAGCAGTGCCATACAAGGCACCTTCGCTGTCAGTCGTGTTGGGATAAAGAACAGCGTTCCTCAACCTGTCACTAAGCAGCCATTCCTGTGTGCCGTTGAACTTGGCAATCGACATATCGGTGACGAACCCAGTCGTTACGGTCTGCCCTGACGTTAATGTGACAAGCCCTTTCGGATTAGCTATCTGCGTCCCGATAGTCGGCGCTTTCATCGGGCCACGGCGTATGGCGATGTAGATGTAGGTTGCTGATCCACCTAAACCACTAATTGAAAATCCAGTAGCGGTAGGAGAAAGCGTTTGGAAGTTTCCCTCTGCGCTAGAGCTATTTGGATAAAGAACAGGCCCAGCGGTTCCAACTGGGGTTCCCCTCATGTTGTCTTTAAGGAGCCAATTCTCTGCGGCGCTGCTATTTTTCACCATTGCCCACTGCGGCTCATATCCAAGAGTAACTGTGGCATTACCACTACCGTCAGTCGTAAACGAGCCACACGAAATCACATTGTCTGTACCATTCAGACCAAAGCCGCCAGCGTCATGGGCGAAGAGGTATGCTATGTAATTGTAACCATTTAGATTTGCGTCCGAGCCATTGCCAAGACTAAAATGAGTGCTAGTCGGGTCAGTATTATTCCAATAAGTAGCTGAATTTCCGAAAGATGAAGTGTCCGAAGTAGAGTTAAGCCGCAAAATTGTCTGATTACCTATCCCTCTATGATAGACAGTCCAATCCCCAGCAGTATTAACCCACTTAATTATTATGCAGCCCGGTACTGAACCCAAATTGTGGGCAATAGTCCTCGCTGTGGAATTCCCCGTATACGTCACAATATCAAAGAACTTCGCCTGCTCGCGGAATGTCCATGAAGCGTAGGTAGCAGCGTTGGTGTTTAGTTTTGCAAGTGCGCCAATGCTAAAGCCTGTCCCGCTGAATGCGGTCAATCCAGTAGCTTGCGTGGTTTCTGCGGCTGTGCTGTTGCTTACAAGGTCTTTTGTAGCCCCGCGAACAGTGTCGTACAAGGCATGGTTTGTTGCGCCTGATCGGCCCTTCATCCAAACTAATCCACCCTTCGTAGACAGATCAATCCCGTTGGTTATGGTCTGCGTAGAACCGTTGCCGGTGTAGAGGTAGGTGGAGAACACATCCTCGATGTAATTAACCGCAGCAGAGCTAGAGAACTCTCCGAACCCTTGAGCAGATGCAGCGCCCTTAGTCTCAAGCAACGGCATTATGCAAACCTCGTCAGCGAAGCCAACACAGTAAATGCTGCGGAACCTGTCTTGATGATCGTATAAACGTAAGCGTCAATACCGGAAGCATTGCCCGCAGTCGGAGCAGTGCCGCCCTGCCACTTGGGAGTTACGCTAGAGCCATCCACCTGAACTGCGCTGTTGTAGTAAGCCGTAGCGCCTTGAGTGACTAGGAAAGCCGCAGTAACCGACTGGCCTGTAGTCATTGCCGTGTCCAGACTGGTTCCGCTAGATGCCCTAAAGTTAACAGTCCAGTTGGCTGATGCGTTGCTGGTGTAGTACAGGACTGACTGCGTAGTGATGTCGTAGTTGATTGTGCCAGTAGCCGCAGTTGCCGAAACAGTAGCGACTTCAGCGGCATCAGAAAGCACAACACCAAACTTGGCAGATGTCCCCGAAAATGTCTGTGTGCCAGTCCACGTATTGTCGGCGCTAAGGGAGATGCCTGCTGCCGGGGTTGTTGACTGCCACGTTGTACCATTTGATGTCAGGACGTTGCCGCTGGTGCCGGGTGCTACAAACTGAACGGCAGAACCGCCGTTACCGAGGATCACGTTGTTGGCGGTGAGAGTCGTTGCTCCGGTACCTCCGTTGGCTACGGGGATATTAGGAATCGCCAGAACCACTGCAGCGGTAGCGCCTGCGCCGTCGGTGTACACCATAGCCTTGGTGCCGTTGGCGATGGTTACCGTGCTGCCGGAACCCTGAGAAATCGTAATCGACTGACCGCCAGTGGTGGCGTTCTCGATGATCCAGACCTTGCTGACCGTGTTGGGAGCCAGAGTCACCGTGCGCGTAGCAGACAGCGAGACAGCGGAGGTGAGCTTGAGGTACAGAGCCCGCACGCCGTCGGCGGTGCCGTCGGTCATGGTGAACGTCTCGTCCGCATTGGCGGCCAGCTGCTCGGTGCTGTAGCCAAACGCATCGGCAATCAGCTCAAGGTTGGTGTTGGTGCTCGTGCCCCAAGTGCCATCCTCGTCACCGGTAGTGATTTCTTTAAGGCGGAGATTGTTAACGTACGTCGCCATGTTTCAGCTCCTAAGCCGCTTTGTTCACGTCCACCCATGTGGGGGTTTGAGTGTCATTTATGTTAACCCAATTTGGGGTCTGGGCGTCGTTAATGGTCGTCCACCCTGCTATACGCACCGTTCCTACTGCACCAACACCCTGCACGCCTACGGGGATTACTAAATCACTTATCTTAAATGATACAGTACCAACAGCCCCGCTACAAAAAACTCCTGTAGGTATTACAGTCTTACCTATACCTGTGCTTACGTTGTCTACTGCCCCAGTGCCTTGCACCCCAGTAACTTGGACAAACGCGTCGTATACGAGAGCTACGTCCCCTATTGCACCTTGCCCACTTACCCCTACAGGAACAACGCTGGAGTTTATAGACAGCGTTGGAGTGCCGACCTCTCCGGTACCGGATACCCCTACTGGAACTATAGTTTTACCAAAAGAAAGAGCTACGTCCCCTACAGCGCCAGTACCAGAAACGCCAGTGACTTCAACCAAGAGCCCCGCACGAACAGTAACGTTACCAACTGCACCTTGTCCACTTACGCCGATAGGGATAACAGTGTCTACTATAGAAACAGCACCAACCCCGCCAGTGCCTTGAACCCCTGTAGGAGTCAGCGCAATCAAAGGTAGCGGAGTAGATACTGCGCCAGTCCCAAAAACTCCTTGGACAGCAAACGTCACGTCAAACGTAACACTACCAACTGCACCAGTGCCTTCAACCCCAGTAACGGCAATCGAACGATTTACGGCTGTTGTAACAATGCCAACTTGGCCCTGTCCCGCAACGGAAACAGAGCCGGTACCAAAAGGAAGTTCCCCCCATCCGGCGCGTCCCCACCCACCCAAAGGAACTACAACAGCTCCAGTTACTTGGATAGATACATCGCCTGCCGCACCGGTACCGGAAACTCCAGTAACTGCGACCGTAACAGCGCCCCCAGAGGTAGGTAGGGATGCAAAAGGTACCTCTGAAAAGCTACTGAACCCGAACATTTAAAGTCCTGTTGGGGGGTTAGGCCACACTACAGAAAAAGGAAACCCCGCTTGCTGGGGAACATCTCTCAACGCCTGCCTATACGAAGCCCAAGAAGTTTGATTGACGGTAGCGTCCGGTATCTGCGTCCAGTCTGATGCTCGTAATTTATCGTCGCGCCGCTCTCTTACATTCTGAGAGGCAGTTTCCACTGGTAGGTGTGTTACTTCCCATACCTGTTGGTACTTACCTTCGTTACGAACTACAGTATACGTTGCCCGACTTGTTGCCAAATCTACTTCGGGAGGCGGCGTTTCTGAAACTACCGCTACACCAAACTCATCTAGCACGGCTTGGGTAATAGTCGAAGGGAACGAAGTGTGGGGGTAATCTCGTTGTAGATCAACTAAGTAGTAAGGAGCTTTGATAGACCCATCTGCCAATAGCTTTGCGTACATAATAAAAACCCTTACAGCGAAAATTGATACACCAACGTGGCCGCAGCTATAAACAGCCTAGACCCTATGTCATTAAACGCAATCCCCGCTGCTGAAGCAGGACCAGAAGGCTCAAACGCAAAACTCTGACCCGAATAACTTGCTGTACTAACATCCCACGGTGTGGCGAGTCCGTATTGATACAGTTTAAGCGTATCCCCCCCAACGTACATCACGGTGCCGTCCGGTTTAAAAAACAGCGAAGTCGGGAGTGTTTCCTGAGTTGCCACTGAAAACACTTGCACATAACTGGCTGTACTTATGTCCCACGCCGTAGAGAGATTATATTCGTTGACATCATCTCCTACAGAACCCATAACGTACATTTTTGTGCCGTCAGCTTTGAACTGAAGCGCAGTTGGTGCGCCCTCTTGTGTTGCCACAGAAAAACCTTGGCTGTACGTAGCAGTGCTTACATTCCATGCAGTAGCTAATGTGTATTCCCGTACAGTGTCATTTGTTTGCCCCACCATGTACATCTTTAGTCCGTCCGGCTTGAAAAACAACCCGGTGGGGACAGTATCCTGTGAAGCCACAGAAACACTACGTACATAGGTAGACGTAGTTATATCCCACGGTGTTGATAGGCTGTATTCGTACACTGCGTCATTGCCGGTTGCCACGCGATACAAAACTGTTCCATCTGGCTTGAACGAAATTGCTCGCCCCCCACTGGACTGCGAACCAGTAGACATTGAGGTAGGAACTTTGCCTGAACCTATGTTCCACGCAGTGGTAAGCAAAAACCTAGATACGGTATCAAACTCAACTCCCACTACATATAACTGAGTACCGTCAGCAGAAAACGAAAGTCCGCTAGGCGACCCTTCAGCTGAAGCTATAGAAAGAGTCCTGATATAACTGGCCGTACTTATATTCCATGCAGTACCCAGAGAGTACTGATACACACCAAGGTTAGTCGCACCAACTACATACATCCCTAGCCCATCAGAAGTAAAAAACAACCCCTCCGGACTGGCATCTTGCGCAGATACCGAAAACACTTGCACGTAACTAGCTGTGCTTATATCCCATGCGGTAGATAATGTGTACTCATTAACGTCGTTCCCTGAGTTCCCCAAAACATACATCTTTGTACCGTCGGGTTTGAAGAAAACGTCAGTCGGGGCAGTGTCTTGTGTTGCTACAGAAAAACTTCTTACATAACTTGCAGTACTTATATTCCATGCGGTACCTAGAGAATACTGGTACACATTGTCGTTAGTTTGCCCGACCACATACATACCCAACCCATCGGATGTAAAAAACAATCCTTGCGGAGTAGTATCTTGTGAAGCTACTGAAAATAATTGAACGAAACTAGCTGTCTGTATATCCCACGCAGAAGAAAGAGTGTACTCATTAACTTCGTCCCCCCCACTTCCTACTATGTACATTTTTGTACCGTCAGGCTTAAAAAATAACCCTTGGGGAATACCCTCTTGCGAAGTAACAGAAAACTGCTGTACATATAAATCTGAGTAGGAAGCTAAACTCCAAGTAGCTGGCTGCTGCGTAACGCTAAGTAGTTTCCCGGTAAGCATTACGCATCACCGACCCTAGCGCCGTAAAGCGTGGTGCTTACTTTCCAAAGTTGGACTATCGTATACCCTGTAGTTTGTAAAGTGGGGGCGACTCCCCCGTCTGTCTTCCAAGTTACGCTAGGCCACGTAATGGTGTACGCACTACCATCGTCAATCATCAATGACATGGATTGCCCAGAAGCAAACGAAGATGCCGTAGGTGATCGGTTTGCCCCCAACGTCCATAATTGGATAGTTCCGTTAGCTGGATTTAAATCAACCGAAGCACCGTCAGAAATAGTAAATACGTCTTCAGTGTAATTACCGTCAAACACTAGGTTTGTAATTGTTTTACCCGAAAGAGTTTGCGTGGCGTCAGTAGCGACAGCGCGTTCCGCCGGATAAGTTACAAAAACATCTTTGGAGTTAGAGGAAAAAGAAACCGCACTTCCACCGCTACTAGACTCAAGGACCGTATCCCTAGAAAGGGTCGTACCGCTAGCCGTATAGGTACCAATACCTATTTCCCACGTATTGGCCGTCCCATCAACAATTGCATAATAGGTAGTGTTACTGTCGCCGATTACGGAAAAAGACTGATACCCCGCTACGGCTCCGGCCAGCGTAAGCGTGCCTGTACCCGCCGTAGTCGAGGTCTCTTTTACTCTGTCTTTAAGAACCAGCGCCATAACTTACCTCACGCAATACGAATGATCGCCGTAGCTGCAGCCGCTGCAGGGAACTGTATCTGCAGGTCACCGGAACTTACGGTCTGATCTCCACCAAAGCTCAACACCGCACACGCAGAGTTTGAGTTGTTGGTGTTATAGATCATCGCCCCACAAGTAGTGAACGACGCGCTGGACCACGTAGTATCAGCAAAGTCAGTGATCGCAGTGGTGCCGTCAGAAGTCGGAGTGACGTTGGTAAGCGTGTTACCACCAGCCGTGTAGCCGGTGCCGCTGGCCTCGTCGCTGTTGCCGGTGATGTTGGAATAGTTGGTGCTCGCAGCGCCATAAGTGCCGCTACCTGCAGAAGCAGATTTCAGCAAAGCGATCTTAAATGTATCGCCAGTAGACGCCGTAAAGTCGTGCAAACCCTTGAGCAACTCAACTTTGAAGCTGGTAGGCATTGCGGTAGTGACGGTAATAGCCATGTTAAATCTCCAGTAGTTTTACAAGTTCCGGGTGCCCAGCGGCACGGAAACGGTTTGCCAACGTAGTGTGGTTAGACCTCACGGCCTGCTGCATGTAATGAACTAGCACCCCACGAATCTCATTTTTGAACGCCTCAGCCTGATCACGGATGACAGGGTGACTGTTACCGCCAACTGAGATGATCTTGTTAAGCGCCTGCTCGGCCACTTCTTCCGGGGTAAAACCACGGCCAGAGACCAACATGGCTTTGACTTCCCCCAGCTCCGCACCGCCAATAGTACTGATCATCCTGCTACTTTCCTTTTCACTTGCCCGTCGCGGTACGCGTCGCCGCGCAGTTTACCATCACCCACATTGATCAGCAGCGTGAGCGACTGTACGTAGAGTTTTTCATAGAAGGCTATCAGTCCTGCTTCACCTTGCTGGAATCGAATCGCTTCAACCAGAGCGCCGTTGAGCAACGCAGAATCAAACTCATCACCCAGCCACGTTGTACCTGCAGTAACAATAGACTCAGGGTAGTAAGAGAAGTGTATCTCTGCCGAGTAGTTGGAATTGGGTGTAGGTCCAAGAATGAACGTATTTTGATCAAACACCGCGTAGTGCTTTGGCTTTCCTGTGTCGTTTGGCCCCGGATACGCTTCACGGATGAAGTTGACGTCTTTGTTCAGCAGATATTCGTAGTCGCCGTCAGCCCCTATAACCGCCAAGGAATAGACGTAGAGCATCCCGGTCGGCATTGCCAAATACTTGTTGCCAGATGTCAGCGACCCAGTTTGGTTCTTGCGAAACGCAGGTAAATCCACAGTTGTGTAGATTTTCTGCTCTGCGTTCTTAAAAAACATCGACAGCTGATCTGACGTAAACGTCTGTTCGCAGATGTCTTGCAATTGGTTACAGAGCGTTGCGTAATCAGCCATGTTTAGCTCTTCTCAACAAGACAGCGGACATAGTTTTTGGGTTTAAACCAAGCTCTCGACATGCAGAAGTTAAGGTACTTCCACATTCTAGTAACGATTTAACTTTACTCACGGCAAGTTCTATAGCTTTGTGTTTGACCGATGGCAGATTCATGGCGACGCAATGGTTATAGAAAGTAGCACTTGTTATTCCGTGCAGTTTGCATAAACCCTCCACACTGTCGCCAAGTTTAAACTTAGAGTACACAAGAATCGACAGCTGTCTATTAGCTTCTTTTTCGTCGTGCCTAGCTTGTTTAAGGCTATCCGATAACCTACTACGAGTAGCACTAGAAATACTAACCCCTAACTGGCGCAGTCTAGCTTTTTGCTTAAAACTGTCCCCCATCGCAACTCCAGTTTTACCGGCAGAAATGGCTTTTCTGTGCGATTCAGTCTTTTTTCGCCCACGCAACGCTGCGGATATTTTCGCCCCGCATACTTCTTTAAATACATCAGTCTTTACCACGTTGTAACGCGCCAGTTTAATAAGAGCGTTTTCGTAAAAACCTCTCATGTGTTTGGCGCAAACTAAAATCGGAGCGAAAGAAAACGAAGCCTCTCCATATTTGTCCCACGCTTTTTGTAAAATAAAGGAGTGATGCTCACCCTTGCGTAAAAGGTATCTGTGCGTTTTCCACCGACTAGCTAGGTTTGTGGTACTGCCAATGTAGCTACCGCCATTTACGGTATTAGTTATGGCATACACATACCCGCAGTTCTCGTAGTTCACAGGACTTCCCTCGACTTACTTCTTGGGCTTTTTGTGCGCGGAATCTTTCATAATCCGCCCATCAGGCATACGGTGCTCGCCTTTCTTCACCTTACCGCCTTTTTTCATTTTGCCAACGCCGTCTGCAGCAAACGCTGGGACTTTCTTCCCGCCTTTAGTAACCATTTCCAGTTTTTTCATCATGGGCTCCCAAATCTTTTACGCCATCGGTCCACGGGCCATAGTGCCCTTGGTAGCCGCGCCATTACCACGGGTCTTCACGCCGCTGGTTTTGACATCCGTGGACTTATTTACGGTATCTACTTTGTACACCGTGGGAGTCGCCGGCATCACAACCACTTTCGGTCCTTTTGCAGTCTTCATGTTCGTGCCTCTCAAGATATGACGATCTTTACGTAACCTATTGTACCCCCGGCATGAACTGAGCCACTAGGCTGCAGCCGTGCACGTTCTTGGGGGAACTCGTTGAAATCAGGTCTTGGGTCGCGCAACGCTTGTGGGTCATCTATCGGGAACTCCCCCAGATGCAGTTGCGGTTGGTCTGGGTCCCAGCACTCGGGGCAGGCTTTGACGTGCGTATCCTTACCCTTGACGATCAAATTACGCAGCTCGCGCAGCTTGTAAGGAAACCCACATACGTCGCACAGCGCAAGAGCTTTTTGCCCAGAAGCAAACCGGTTGCTCATGGTTACCTCGTATAAAACATACGTGGCACGAATTTAACAGGGGCTTTTTCTCTATCTTCGCCCGCAGCAAGTTCAAACTGGCGCTCGTATTCTGCCTGCAACATTGGGATGCGCGGCATCAAATCAGGGTCTTTCTGGGCAATGTAGTACCCCAAACCCGCAACCAGACACGGCAGAAAACGGAAGTTGATGTCCGGGGTCTGTACCCCGCTACCAGCATCCTGAATGCGGCGCATACGCCAGTACTTCATTACGTAGTATGGCTGCGCCTGCGTGCCTTGATCCGGCACCGGCCACACAGTTACCGTTGGGTGTTCTTGCCCTCGGTCAATGTAAAGCTGGATCGGTCTTCCTTGAGTAAGTTTATTAGGGATAGAAGAGTATGTAGAGACACTGATGCGGCTAATGTTAAGATCAGACTGAGTACTAACATTTCCTGCCCCCGTGCGAACTACGTGTTCTAGCAAGTCAATCGTGTCGTCTGGAAGAGCGTAGCTGGCTACACCTTGCTCCAAGTTAAGCGTCCCTTCTTCAATAGTCCACATGTTGATGCCGCGATTCTGCCACTCAATAGTGAGCAAATTCATCGAGCGACGCGCAGTACGAAGGTCGTACCCCGAACGCATCTCACGCCCAGCACGTTCCCACGCTTCTTCAGCGATCTCGGTAAAGTCCAAGTTGAACGCGGTAGTGCCGGACGTCGCCATCACTTATTCCTCTTCAGCGGCTGCACGCGCTTTGGCGCACCTGCTGGCTGACCTAAACTCTTTTTCTGGGCAATCCTAGATCGTTTTTCAGCTGCGGTCATCTCAGAGGACGTCTTTGGCGTTTTCTCGGATACCCGCTTAGTCGGTCTGCAATACGGCGTGCCGCGTTTTTCCCCTTCCTGCCTGCCACAAGCCTTGCCGGTGCGTACGTCTTTCCAGTCCTCTTTGAACCAGCGACGAAGTGACGCCCCTTTTTCAGTCTTGCGTACGGCCATCACCCACCTCGTTTACGGCACTTGGCTATAGCACCCGATGCGTAGGCGGAGGGAAATACGCGGTATTGCGCCTTCACTTTGCGGTAGCAAGCGTCCTTCACTGTGCCACCACTTTTGAAGCCGTTACCCGGCAATTTGCCGGGGTCTACTGCGCCCATCCCGCGACAAGGCATCATGGCTTACACCATACGACCTTTGGTATGCCCCTTCATGCAGCAACCATCTGCACGAGTTACGCCACCTTTGGCGTAGCCCTTGGTCATGCCGCCGCCCATCATGCGCTTGGTGCCACAAGAGCCGCCCTTTGCCATCTTCATGGGGCCAGAGCCTTCCATGTCCATACGCTTACGGGGAGACATCATCTTCATATCCATCTTTTTCATTTCTTCGCCCTCTTGGATTTGCGCTGATCGGCGCGATTGAACTCTTTTGCAACATCAACCGGAATACCAGCTTTCGCTGCAAACTTGGGGTTGTGCGCGGCTGCGGCCATAAACTTACGCATTCGTTTTGATGTAGATGGCATTTCAACAATTCCACGCCCGCAGGCTTTTGTTGATTCGGCTGTTGGGGTCGTTCGCTGTCTTTGAACTTGTGTTCTTGGCCTTCATACCCTTCATCCGAGCGCAGAACGACTTGCGTCGAGCAGCGTCTTTATCCGTTTTTGGGTTCGGCGCAGGAGGTTTCAGGTTCATACCCTGCGCTTTGGCAGAAGCGCGGCCCTTAGCATTCAGGCCGCCCTTCGGGTCTTTCCCTTCTTTACGAGTCCAAGCAGGTGATTTAGCCACAGAACACCGTCACATTAGTTACTTCGGCTAGCGTCATAACAGCAAAGTCAGTGCGGTTGCTACGAGTGGTCAGAATACCCTCACCCGGTATAGTCACACTATCTGAGAACGCTGTCGCCCCGCCGGGGGTTTCAAGTTTAAGTAGCGTAGCACCGGTAGAGCTGTTGAGGTTGAAGCTCACAGACCCTGCATTAGCCGCGCTTACGAAATACAAACTCTTGATGCGAGTGCGGGGGAACGCCAAAGACCCGGTAGAACCAATCTTGACGTTACCAGCAGATGCCCCGCTAGCCGTAACACTGCTCACCACTGTGTAGAAGTTTGCAGAAGTAGCGGCGGCACCGCTTGCGCCAGTCACCACTTCGGTTGTGTTAGCCCCGGTGAGATCGCCTACTTTAATACCTACGATGGTAAACGTAATACCCGTGTCGTTTCCGGCGGATGTAATGGCTATTTTGTAGCCCGTCCCGTACGGAGAAACACTCGTAGTAAGCAGGGTCAGTGCGCCAGCACCAGCAATAGAAGCATTCGCACGCAGAATGTCGTCGTCTGGAGCTGGGTTTATCGCCCAAATATCATATTGCATGACTTACTCCTTAATAAGACCCTGCAGGATCATTGCCTTTCGTGCGGCGGAGCCGACCGGTGGGAGTTCCACCGGTGCGGGTGCCTGTTCTTTCACGGCCTTCTTGGCCGGTTTCTTAGCCTTTTCAGCGTCGCTCATGGCTCACCTCTTAGCGGGTCTGGGCCGCCATAATGTAGTCCAGAGTAGTCACGCGAGTACCGCTGGCAGAACCTGAGAGGCTCATGGCACCAATGGTGAGGTTTTCATCGTCCGGAATATTGGTAGTGTGCTGGGCAACTTGCTTGCCGTTGACGTAGAACGTCACGCTGCCTGTGTTCAGCACGTTGAAGGAAAGCACCACGTAGGTGTCGTCCGCCAGATCAACGCCGGAGTCTGTAGACGTCTCAGTACCATTCTTCTCTGTCTTGCAGAGAATAGACGCATTACCGTCGTCCACTTGGAACACAATGCGATCAGCTGCAGTCAGCATAGCTTCCGGGTTAGTCGCAAAGTTCACAGTCAACCCCACACAAATGTCAGTCTGATCAGCGTCGCTGCACTTGATACGTGTGGAGAAGAAAATGCCGGTGTTGGATGCTACTGCAAAAATCTCGTTACCCTGAATAGAACCGCCGTCGTCGTCAGTAGTAGCAGCGGAAGTCAGAGCCAGCTCGCCACCAACGGTATCGGCTACGATACCTACAGAAGCGCCGGAGTCTTTGACTACGGTCCAGTCGTTTGTGGAGTCAAACGCCACGCCAGTAAAGTCGTCGATGATTGAAAACACACCCAAGTTAACGCCAATCGGCATTTCAGCCATACCGGCAAAGTAAGGGTTTGTGTTTGCGCCAGAATAGAGTACGGGACCGGAGAAATGCGTATTCGCCATTTTAGAGCCTCACATGCGAGTGTTGCGCTTCAGTCTGCATGTCGTCCGCCCGGTCGGTCTGCAGCGCGTAATGTGTTCCGGGGATAGCCCTTTGTAACAGGTACGCTCTTAGGTGTCAAACGCACAACAAAAAGGGCTCCGAAGAGCCCTTTCGTAACAACCTAAGTTGTTGATTTTACTGCTTATGCGCCGGGTGAACCGAAGATACCCAATGCATCGCTCACTCCGAAGCTGTAACGTTCCCGCGCTTTGTAACGAGCGTTGCCCGTGTCAAAGTCGGCGTCCATTGACGTCTGCATCGGAACACGAACAAAGTGCTTGAGGCCGTTCGGCACGTCAGTGAGCAGGAACCACGCATTGCTATCAGTCAGGTAGTTGTTGACTGTGTAGCCTTCGGGAACACTGCCCATAGAGCGCAGAGCGTTGATGTCGTTGTCAGCAGTTGCCGGACGCAGCTCAGTTTCGAGCAAACGAGTAGCAACGAACTGCAGCGCGGGCGGAACTACCAGCTTGCGGGGCTTAGCAGCAATCAGCAGGCCACGTTCGTCAGTCCACGCAGCGATCTGAATAACGGCGGCTTCCAGAGAAGTCTCGTTCAGGTCGGCAGGAGTTGCGGGCGTGTTGCTGTTTGTACCGCCAGACACCAGCGGGTGATCCGTGGCGCACAGAGTCTTACCATCGCCGTAGGTCACACCGGAGCCTGAGAACGCGTTGTTCAGTACAGAAGCAGCTTTAACCTGCTTGGTGTACGCCATAGCGCGAGCCAGAGCTTTGGTGTAGCGAGTAGACAGACTGTCGTACAGGTTGTCTTCCATCGCTTCTTCGGTGATGGAGAAGCCCATAGCAATTGTCTGGTGCTCGTAACGGGCAGTGAATGCTTCCTGCGCGTTATCGTACGCAATGGATGCGCCTTCGTTTTTAACCGGGGCTGCACCAAAGCCAGACAGCTTGGTTTCTTCTTCAAACGAACGGTCTGAGCTTTCGGTCTCGAAAATCTCAGCGTGCTGTTCACCGTAACGTGCGTACTCAAGACCGAACAGAGCATTAAGCCCCGGAAGCAGTTCTTTGAGTAGTTGGGCGCGTGAAATAGCCATAGTCGCCTACTCCTTAAATACCAGTGTTCACAGACATGCTGTGGAAACCGGGGTTGATTTTAACCAGCACGTCCGGGAACGCATCTGATACCGGGGAGGCGAACGCCACAATACGCAGGGCCGCAGAAACAGTAACGACCGTTGCATCCAACGCGCTAGTAGAGTTACCAGTGGTAGTGTTACCAGTGGATGTGCTCTGAGCAGCAGCGAAGAAAGTGTTTGCGCCAACAGCGGCCTGAGTGGCTGTACCGTCAAGCTGACCGGCGAACAGAACCATCGGGTCGTCTACGACAAACGCCTGCACCACGCCAGTGGTGTTGGCTGGGTAGTACTGACTGAAAATCAGCTGCCCTTGTCCATTGACATAGCTGCAGCCAACAAACACACCGATAGCACCAGTCGCGCTGGTAGAACCAGTGGGCCAGTCATTGGTGGTTGCGTCTGCACCGGTGCCGGTGACGATATTGATGTAGCCGTTGGCGTTAATGTACACCACGCTTCCGTAGAAGATGTTGGTGTTATAGCCAGACGGGTTAATCAGGTACGTGGAGTATGCGCCTGCGTAGGGCATACCATCTACACGCTTGACGGGACGAAGCCCGTAGGGTGCGGCAGTTGTAGCCATGATGAACTCCTAGAAATTAGCCTTTGCCAAAAGTTACCGAGGTTTTGCGCTGATTGAAAATCGGCATTCTCGGGTCATTTTCACGCATCAGGTTTTGGTCTACCGCTAGCATCTGCCCTTTGGTCTGGTCGGAATGGAACGCAGTACGCTCCTCCACCAGCTCTTCTGGCGCTTTGCACAGCAACAAGCCACCAATCACAACATTGTCCTTGAATCGCTCATTTTCGATGGCGGCCAAGAAAATTTCGGGGTGGTCTGCAGCTCTTACGGGTTCCCATCCTTCGCGCAATTTAGAGGAAACATTGGTTGGGTCGGCTTGCCCTTGGGTAGCAATACGCACCCAGTGGTGGACATATCCCGGCTCCGGGTTAGGAGTCGGCAGGACTTCGGGGCGTCTCCATGCTTGCTTGCGGTGGGTACGCTCACGCTTTTCCAAATCTCTATCAAGTCTATTCTCAGCCATTATGATTTCCTCATTAACGCAGCCTGTTGTTTGGCGTATTCAGCCAGTGGAACACCCAATCGTTTTGCTATCGCTATCTGTGATTCTGTCAGTCTTATCTTTCTAGGCGCTGTGCTCCGCGATGCGGGTGCGACTACACTGGCAGTTTTCTTCGCCTTGGGCGTTTCTGGCTCTTCCCCGTCTTCGTCGAAGCTCTCAGGGAACATTCTTCGCATACGAGCGTTTATTTTCTCGTAGTAATCGTCGGATCGGGGGTCTACCCCGTCTTTTATCAGTTTGCTGTGGTAACCCAGCGCGTACGCAGTCATCTCGTCGTCGCTGCCAAACCACGTATTCTCAGCTCGCCATGACTCGGCTTTTTCATCTCTTGCCACTTGAGTCGTAGCGGGAGCTGTTTGGCGCTGTTGTACAGCTTTATCAACGGTTTGTAAAGCCGCGTCGTCAGTAGCAGTTCTTGGTTTCAGTCCAGCTACCTTATCCATGCGGATTTGCACCGCATTGAGTCCCTCTTGTGCTTCCAAGATAGCGTCGGTATTGCCAGACTCGTATGCCTCTTTGTACTTCTGCTTGGCGGCCTGCAACTCAACTTGGACTTGCTTCTTTGCAGACTCGATCAGGGCGTTATGCCCCTTGTCTACAGAGCCTTTGAGGTTGCGGTTCTCTTCCAGCAGTTGCTTGGCGTACTGCTCAAGGGCTTCTCGCTCACGAAGTGCCTGTTCTTTGGCACGACGCTCATCATGGAACCCCTTGCTGAAGTGCTGAATTCGTTTTTTCACCTTATCAGAGTAGCTCTGCAGCTCCTCGTCGGTGACTTCTTCGGGTGGCTCAGACGCCTTTTTCCCCCTGTCTTTCTCGGGAGTGTCGTCCACCACTTCAATTTCTACGTCGTCTTCGGCAACTTTTTTGGGCTTTTTAACGGTCTCGCGCCCTACAGCCCCTTCAATTTCGAGGTTGTACTCCTTTTCAGGAACCTCGACGTCTATTTCTACGCCGCCTTTGGCGTCCGGGTCCGGAAAATCGAACTCTACTTGTTGCATCGGCATGGGTCACTCCTTATGCACGAGAGATGGCTCTCGGGTTAGGTACAATTGCTTGGATGGAATCGTCGTTCATCAGACGGTATTCCTGCTTGCCTATCTTGAACCGCGTACCAGTATTGGCGCGGAACATCACGTAATCCCCCGGCTTGCACCACGCACCAGCGGGGAAACGGTCTTTGTCGTTGTACGCCTGTTCGCCCATATCCAGAACCAACCCGATAGTGGACAGGATGTACTCGTCACGAACGGTTTTTTCTGCCTTCAACAGCATGGACTCGCCAAACGTCTCTTCAACATTGGGTAGCGCAATCAGTATGTGATACCCGGTCGGTTTCGGAATGGCTTGCTCAAGCGCCTCTCGGGCTTTTTCCTCCTGCTCTATCTTCTCTTTACGTTGTTGTTCCAGCTCCAGCATTGCTGCAGTTTTTTCAATCATCGTTGTCTTCCATATAGTTTTTCGCAAGGTCGCGTATTTCTTGCCGTGCGATGGCTAGACCCCGGATCACCCCGCACGCTTCTCGATACGCCGCATGGTCTTTAGCCCCACCCGATGTAACAAACTCTTCTTGGCTTCGCTGAGACTCAGCGAGTTTCATGTCCAGCACGTCAAAGACGGTTTTAGCCACGGCGTTATTCCTCTAGTCGTATTTTTGCCAGACCAATAATTGCCTGCGCCTCATCCAAATCCTGCTTGGCGTTTGCCTGATCGGTCATCGCAGCGATACGAGTAGCCTCCAGTACCTCCGTGCTTCGCGCCTTTCTTGCGTCCAGCTGTAGGCGAGCTGCCTCGATAGCGGTATCGGCCTGATCTTTTTGCGCCTTGCGTTGTTGCTCGGCGGCTTTGAGCTGCAGCTCTTGCATCTGCATCTGGATGATCGGGTCTTGGGCTTGTTGCTGTGCTGCTTGCTGCGCTGCAGCGGCCTGCTTCTGCTGCGTGTTTTGTTGTGCAGCCTCGGCAATCAGGCTCGCCAACTTGACCTCCATCTCCTCGGACAGCTCGGCGTTGGGGGCTGGCAATGGGGCTCCCAGCGCATTTTCTATCTGTTGACGGTAAGCAAACGCAATGTGCTCCGCTATGTGGGCATTCAAAGCCCCCACGATCTGCTGCGCCGCAGGGTTCTGCCCAATAAACGCCATGATCTGCGGGTCTTGCATGAAGGACTGGTGCGTCGCAATGTGAGCGTCGTGGTCTTGGTAGATAAACGCTTTGACCGGCTTGCCCACCAGCGCATTCATGTTCTCGCTGACGGGATCGGCAGGCTTGATGTCGTCCTTGGTCGGAACGAGCTTGTCCGCGTTCTTTACCCCCAGCACCTCAATCATCTGACGATGCAACTGCGGCAGGTCGTATATCTGCGGAGCTTGCTGCGCCATCTGCAGCACGGCTTGGTACTGCACCACGCGCTGGGCCATTGTGCTGCTGTTGGGGTCAGATACTGGGATAACCTCAACCACCGCGTAGTCTTCACGCTTGGCCCGTGGGGCTCCACGATCAGGCAGGTATGTGTAGTCTTCAGGGGCGTACTCAGCGATCAACGCCTTGAGCAGCTTGAACTCCTGCTTCATCGTATAGTGGACGCGGGACTGCACCGCCGCCATTGGCTTGAGAGTACGTTCAAGCAGGGCGAGGGTGGTCCCTACTGGCGCGTTGGCACTCATGTCACTGATGTTCATGTCCGAGATTGCTCCCAGACGGCGACCCTCTTCAGTAATACGATTCAACAACGCCAGCAGGGTCTGGCTTGGCTCCTTGTACGGCAGCGGCATGATGTTGTCGCGCAACGCGCCCGACGGGATATCTACATCACGGAACTCACCGGGGGTAAGGGGCGTATCGTCGCCCTTGATTCGCAACCCACGAGTTTTCAACCCTGCGGGCAAATTAGACAGCGTGCCTGAGTCGACCAGCTGTCGAATGATTGAAGTACCGGCCTTAGCGTAGCCGCCGATAATGTGGATCAGCCCCAAGCCGTAGAACCCGAACCCCGGCACGTACACGTAGTGCACGAAGTGCTGCCGCTTGAGCATCAGAGGGTCGTCTGGGTTCCAATTGCGTCGAACTGACAGGATCGTGTTCGATCCTCGCTCAACGGTCACGACGTATGGCTTGGCAATCTGCTGCGCGTCATCCCCTTCTTCCTCATCTATACCGTCAATAATGAGGTCGGCGTGAATCTCGTACAGAGCGTAGCGGTCGTCGTCGGTGATTGAGAACCCACCTTCTTCCGCTTTTTTCTCCTCAATGTCGGTGCGAAACGGCGACGGCTCGCCAAGGTCGACCTCACGGTAGAACCCCGCTGCCTGCAGCTTGACCAGATCGTTCTTGGTCTTTCGCATGACGTGCGTAACGCGCTCCGCGCTCTCGATGTTAGATGCGCCGTAAGGCACGATCACATCTTCTGGGGGGACAAATATGGCTACTTGCCTACCTATATTGGGGTCGAAATACACCTTCTTGAACGCAGACCCGGCCAGCCCCAGTGTGTACAGCATCCGCTCGTGCTCAGGGCGGTACTCGGTCATCACGTCGGTCAGCTCGTAATTCATATCCACCTTGACTCGCAAGGCAGCGTCTTCTTTCTGCTTGGTGATCTCACCAATGATCTTTGTCTTGACGGGGCCAGCAGCAGGGAACGTCTCGGACATAGCTTCTGCTTGGAAGCGAATGACAGCTTCGGCCAGCACGGTAGAGTAGACCCCACACGCGCCTTCCCACGGGTCGGTGCGCTCCTCGTACTTGAAGCCCAGCACTTCCAGACCTTTGACGAATGTGTCGGCCCAGTCTTTGCGGCTGTCGATGTCTGCCTGTACAAACCCCAGCAGCTCTTTGGCAAGAGTCGACATGTCCCCGTCGTCCATGTACTCGGCAAGGTTGGCGTCGAACGGTGCCGCTTCCAGCTCATCGTCTTCGGAGGGCTCAAGGGTTATTTCCACCCCGCCATCCTCCAGCATGGTGATTTCCGGCGCTCCGGGCAGCCCGATCTCAATCTCGATCTCAGCTCCCATGCCCTCATCGCTGATCCCTTGCGGCAGCGTGTACAAGCTCTTTTCAATTGCCATTGTTGACCCCTTTAATAGTAGCCACCTTTGCGGTACCGGAATTCTCGACGCTGTTCCTTCTCATCACTTGGCAGACGCAGGAAGCCGCCTTGTCGAAAGCGCATCAGCGCCATAATAGTGGAGTCCACGTAGTCATCGTGTTCGCCAGAAGGAAAACTTGCTACCTCGTCAATGACCTCATCGGCCCAGCGGCGCTGCGGAGCCCATACTACACCAGAAGCAAACATATCCGAAACGGAGTTCAGGCGTACCGTCTTGTTGTTTGGGTTGAGCACGGTGCCCCGCACCGGGGTGTATTCCTGTACAGGTACTCCCATAGCCCTAAGCTCGTAAATCAGCGGCGCACCAGAGGCTTTTTTCTCCACGATCAAACTGTCGGGTTGGTACTCGTCATACTGCTCCATCACCACGCGTTTGAGGGTGGGAAACTCCATACGATCTTTGTAGGCATTAAGCAGGATGATGTTGTAGTTATCGGTGTTCTCGTTGAAGAACACTCCCCACGTGGTGCACGCAGAGTAGTCTGAGCGGTTGTTGGCCTCGAACGCCGTATCCCACGCCTGCAGCACAAAATCACACTCAGGGGGTTCATCCGGCTCCCAACGTTTCCACCAGTCCCGTTTGACGATAGCGGCGGTGTCCGAAGTGGGTTGCTGTTGGTACTGCGCCATCCACTTTGACGGGGGGAGTTCTTCACGCAGTGCCTTGAGGTCATCCAACGACCAGAACTGCGGCCACAGCGCATTGCCTGACGGCAAAATAGCGGGGAACTCGATCACTTCCCACTCGTCGGCCCCACGTTGCGCACTGGACTTGAGTACTTGCGCCGTAAGATCACGCAGACCCCACCGTGTCATAACGACGACGATGGACCCTCCGGGCTGCAAACGCTGCCGGGGACCGGATGTATACCACTCGTACACCTTGTCGTAGATTTCGGGGTTCACATCGGCCAGTGTGGCCTCTTGTTCGGAGTGCGGGTCGTCAATAATGAGCAGGTCGGCACCTTTACCGGTCACCGCACCCCCCACACCTATCGCAAAGTAGTCTCCCCCCTTGCTCGTATTCCATCTACCCGCTGCTTTTGAGTCGGCAGAGAGCACCAAACCGGGAAAAACGTCCCGATAAGCCTCCGTGTCGACCAAATTTCGCACTTTTCGACCAAAACCCACCGCCAACTCGGCAGTGTGGGCAGTCTGGATCACCTTTTTATGCGGAAATTTACCCAAAAACCACGCCGGAAGCAGGTAAGAGGCAAATTCTGACTTGGTATGACGCGGCGGCATGTTGATTATCAGCCGTTTGCACTCCCCCTTAGCCACCCGCTCGAAGGCATCGGCCATAATGGCATGGTGTCGACCACTGATAAACGTCGGCCACATCTGTTTAACGAAATCATTGAAGCGCGTCTGCGCTTTTTACGCTCTTTGAGCTTCTCCAAGTGCTCCAACTCAGCCAAAAGCCGTTCTTGCTCCGCTGAAGTAAGCAACGGGAGCACTGTGGGTATGTCCTTAATACTAAGACTGCTGAACGGGTCGGCTTTTTTACCGCTCATCCTCGTCCTCCACCGACTCGTACGGGGTATCCAAGGCATCATCCAAGGCCGTTTGGGGTACATACTTTCGCGCCACAACGCCCAACTCCTCATCCAAGGCTTCGCCCAGCGGCACCTCATGCACTACGGTTGCATTGAGCAAGCGTTTCACACGCTCACGAATGGCACGTTCCAAGTCATCGGCGTCCTTGTAGTTCACGGAAATCTCACTGCGCTCACTGAAGATACCAATATCACTGTGCTTACCCAGCAACTCAAGCGCCTTCAGCTCGTGCCGGGGGTCACCGCAGTTCGCCAACTCCATCAACTTGTTGGTAATAGCCGCCCGAGCCTGCGCCGCATCAAGGGCCAACTGTGCGCCGTAAGTACGCAGAAAGGCTGCCGCCGCATACGCAGTGTTGGGTTCACGTAAAGGAGTGGTCTGCCGTGCCTCGGCAACAGAGCGCAAAAGCTCTTTTTCTCGCTCAATGTCGCCCTCGGAGATATCCAGCTGCGCACCTAGCTCTAACTGCAGCTCAATGGTGTTGGCAGCAACAGCCATCTCTTCCAGCAACGTCGCTGGTTGTTCTTCGCGGGTGTCGTACGGAACAGGGTGTTCCTTGGTAGGCTCAATTTTTACAACTGACATAGAAGATTCGCAGGTAGTAGATACCGAAGTACGCGCAGCCTACCGAGTTTTCTTAGCGTGCGCAATACACGCATAGTGGGGGTGGGGGCAAAAATACGTGGGTCCCATGACGGAGGGTGTTCCCATAGCAAGAGGGGTGGGGGTGTAGCGAGTGCCGTAAAAACAAGAGGGGGTGGGGTACAAAGTTATGGGGGTCGTTGTTAAAACGCAGGATTGTTTGAGTGGAATAGTAAATAAAGGGGGCGGGCACCCTTCGCGCCACAATCGGGGGGTGCCGGGTAGGTGGGGTCAACGTATCGCCACCCCATTTTCGATGCCGGTACCTAACAATTGTTAGGTGAATTATTCTCGGACAGATTTTTTCAGAATGTACCACATTATGCTATTATGGCTTCGCCAGCTAACCAATTGCCCGCGCTGGCCGGGCCACAAAAGGAAAGCATCATGGAAAACGTAAACACTATGAACGTAGGCACATACACTTCACTAGCAGGCGAGATCGTTGCCCTAGGCGACAAGGCGACACAATTGCAACTGGAAGGTGTCGTGAAGAACCAGTCAATAACCTCGCTCTGCGCGGTAGGCATTGCAGGTGAGAAGCTGGCCGGCTCCACAGAAAGGGCCATCGCGGCCCTGTTTAATCTGCGCATGCGTGAGGCCGGCCATATTGCCGGAAGGCATTGGTCAACGGTGCAATACAGAGAAACGTCATACTTGGCGAAGGTATTGGAGTTGTTGCGTCGAGAGTTCTTCGAGGCACACAAGGGGCACAGCAACCCATCTGTAAAGTTTAAGCGCGTGCGCGACTATGCCTTTGAACTGGATAACCCCAAGGTAACAGGTGACGTTATAGACGGTGCAGAAGGCGAAGGCGAAGGCG